TTTGAGTAGGACAAATAAGCTGTCAGGAATACATCTTGTCCCCACCGGCCTTCCGACGGCCGGTCCGGTAAAAACTTGCCCTTGTATACCTTCCGGATGCAAAATTCCATAATTGAAAGCTATCAAACCACCCATGCTGTGTCCAAACATAAAAAGAGGTAGGTCTTGATGTTCTTGCTTCAATTGTCTAACCATTACAGCCATATCTTCTATAAAGAATTCAAACTGTTCAATATGACCTCGTTCTTCTTCCGAATAGCCATGCGCTCTATGATCATAGGCGCATACACCATACCTGTTGAGTAGGAGAAAATTCATAAACTCTGCGTAGAGTCCAGAATGTTCTCCAAAACCATGGCTAATCATGACAAGTCCCTTAGCATCCCGAGGGATTTGTTTATGATAATAGATTCGAATACCTTTCTCCGTTTGGAAATATAATAGTTTATCGTTCATAGTCTATACCCTAAACCGATATCCGGCCCCCCAAACTGTTTCTACATATTGTACGAAAGGAACATATATGGTATGCTTGTATTAAGTATTTAATGCTAATTATATCATATAAAACTTTGGAGGAATTCATATATGGCAAATTTAAGAGCAAAAACAAAAATTATAAATATTGATCCCAATAAAGTTGCTATTTATGTTCGATGGTCTACAGACGAGCAAGCAGAAGGAACAACATTGACAATTCAACTTGAACGTAGTAAACAATTTATTCTATCACAGGGCTGGACTATTAGTGAAGATTTAATTTATATTGATGAGGGATATTCAGGAGGAACATTAGATAGGCCTGCAATAAAAAAACTTCGTAAAGATGTAGATAATGGCTTAATAGATTGTGTTGTGATATTTAAATTAGACAGACTTTCTAGAAATATCGTCGATACAGTAAATTTAGTCCTAGAAGAATGGGATGACACAGCATATATAAAAAGCGTAACAGAGCCTTTCGATACTAGTCAGCAAATAGGAAGACAAATTCTTACTATGCTTGCTGGATTTGCAGAATGGGAAAGATACAATATTAAATTAAGAACATTTGAAGGGAAAATTGAAACCGTAGAAAAGGGATTCAGTCCAGGAATCAAACCTCCTTTTGGTTTCCGCATTGGAGAAAAAACAGGTACATTTGAAATAGTTGAGCAAGAAGCAAATATTGTAAAGAGAATATTTAGAGAATATAGAAACGGTAAAGGCACAAGTCTTATATGTACAGAATTAAACAATGAAGGAATTCAATTTGGAGTAGGTAAAAAATGGAACTCTAATACCATTGCATATATGCTTTCTAATCAATTATATATTGGAAGATTGATATATGGCAAACTACAAAACAATCCTAAACGATTAAAAAAAGATGGTGAACCATATCGTAAAAGAAGAGATGTAGAAGATATTATGGTTAAAGATTTAACAGAAGAGGTAATTACACCAATTATTACTGTAGAAGAATTTAACTTAATCCAAAAGATAAGAAAATCAAGGAATGTATTTATGGAGCATAAAACCTCTGGTAGAATATTTACTAGTCCACATTTATTATCTGGATTGTTGAGATGTAAACAATGTAACTATGGATTAATAGCTAGAGGGAAACAAAAGGGTGATAACCATAGTTATTATGTGTGTAGAGGTAATAAACAGAAAGGAACTGGATTCTGCAATGCAGGATATATTAGGCAGGATAAATTAGATAAATTAGTTTCTAAACGATGTGCTGATAGATATTTAAGTGAGGAAATGTCTTTGATTGATGATTTTCTAGAACAAAATAAAATTCGTTTAAGTGAATTAAATACTTCATTAATTGAAGTAGATACTTCCTTAAAAAGACTAGAAAAGGAGTTTGAGAATATTAAACTTAAACTCAGGAAAGATAATTTAGACGTAAATACTTTTAATATGATTAAAAACGATATTGATAAAGAAGAAAAAGGATTAAAAGAAAAAAAAGAAGTCATGATTGAGGAAATTAATAAAATTAATGCTAGTAAACAAGACGATAAAGAAATTAAGGAATTATGTTTGCAATTTAGTAATTGGGAATTAATACCACTAGAAATTAAAAAACAAATATTAAGAAAATGTATTGATTATGTTTTAGTTTATAAATCAAAAGGGAAAGAAACAGAAAAAACTGTGTTTGATTATCATATTGAATGGAAATAAGAAACCGTAGGAATTAACCTACGGTTTCTTTAAATATTTCGTTATTATATTTTATGTCATTTCTTTTCTTCAACTCTTCTAAAACAAGTTTGGCAATAGTTTCTTTATATATCCTTTTACCCTCTTGAACGCTTTCAGGATCAGGAGTACAACCTTCTGTATAAGTTATAATCATCTCTTTCACCTCGATAATATGTATAACAATTAGTATTCGTATTACTCACTTAAAGAATTATCCAAACCCACTGCCTATCACAGTAGACTTGGATAATATTATTTTAATATTTATATTTAGATCTTACATTCCATAAATCTTTGCATGATTTTGAATTAAGTTTAATATCTCTCTATAAGCATTAATAAGATTCTTATATGTCCCATAATCTTTGTTTTCTCTAGTTGCTTGCAATTTAGGAGTAAGGGCATCAATCTCATCTACAAGAGTTTTCATTACTTTTTCTTTAAAAGACAAAGCATTATCTTCTTGTTTTGGAGTATAAAATCCAGTAATAATATTAAATCCTGCATCCTTAATTTCTTGAATGTTTGTTACTCCTTCATCAACTACAATATCTTTTATGTATAAATCACCATTAGGTTTACAACCTCTTCTTAAAGAATTAATATCTGAATCATAAATTTCTTGATAATTTTCACGTATTTTTATTAATCCTGCACCAACCATTGATGGTTCTATTACACCATATCCATGTTGTTTTGCAAAACTAATAAGTTCATGTGTTTTACCAATGCCTCTTAACCATTGAGTATGTACTAGTTGATTTGTTTGTGATGCTAATTTAAGTTTATTAACAATAATATTATTTAGATTAAAGTCAGCATAATAAATTTTGTCTGATTCAACGGAAATCCAATTATTATTAGGATCAAAATGAGATTTTTGTGCCTCTATACTTTTAAATTCACTACCATCTAATAAATACAACATATTTTATCTCTCCTTGATGTCGGTCATCACCCAAATTTATTATATAAACGTCCAATAGGAAGACGTTGATACCAGTTTTTACTTGTTACCCTATCTTATTTGTTTTAAATTTAATCTTTATATTCTTCTTGGAATCTTTCATCCATCTCATTTTGCATATCAATAGTAATATTATTTTCAGTTATCCATTTTTCCATATCTCTATATGATTTAATGTCTTGTGCGTACCCTTTTAAATCTATTTCTGAACCTATTTGAAGTATGTATTTAGAATATATTTTATATTGTTCTTCTGTGTAAGATATATGAACCACCTCCTTTCAAGTATAATATCTCTTATCCACCACACTTAGGACAAATAACCATTTTCTCATAACTGTTTCTACCAAAATGTTCTCCTCTAGATTCACTAACTTCTTCTAACTCACTTCTGCATACTTTACATAAATTATTATCTTCACAATATTTATCATTAATATCTGATAAAATTATAAGTAAAGATTCTCCACTAATAATCTTCTTTACATCTACTAACCCATTTACTACAGCAAGAAATTCAGGACTCTCTATTGGGAAGTTTAAGATATCTTCAATATCAACATAATTTTCATTATATATTTTATTTTTGTCGTTATTACTACCATCCAATGAAAGTTCGCTTTTATCATAAATATCATCACCTAAAACCCTTGCTACAGGCTGATTGTACGATTGTGAATTTATAGAATTTAGTATTTTAAGTTCATTATAGAGGTCTTCACATGGATATATGCAATAATTATCTCTTTTGCATTTTCCACATGCCTCTAGTGGGAATAATTTGTTAAATTCCATATGTATTTTTGTCTCCTTTTTATTTTATATTACAATAATTTATTTCCTACATCTGTCCAATTCCATAATCTTTCATAATCATTTGTTTTACTCCATGGATAATCTTTGCCAAATACATATTTGTTTATAGCATTACTTGAAATTAAATTGTCGGCATGATCGTCTATAAATATTGATTCGGGATAATCCATTTTAACTATCTCTTTATTCATTTTGATTCCTTTATTATACAATAAAACATAATCCTTAATAAAAGGTAAAGTTTCTTGTAGGTATAATGCTTTTAGAGATAAGTTAATAGGTGTTCCAATTGATACAATAATAATGTGATATTTTTCATTTAACTCTCTTGCGATTTCATATGTATTCTCATTTATAAGTTTTAGTAGTTTAAAGAATATTGGAGTTTCAAATATTTCTAACACATCTGATTCAGACTTAAGAAGTTTACACTGATCATGCATGTTCCAAGTATCTACTAGCTCCCAGTTTGCAGGAGTAAAGTCTTTATGATATTTATAAAGAAAATTATAACTCTCACAAAATGATTTAGTGCTTGCAGTCAAGGAGTTATCCATGTCTAGATAAATTTTCATTTTACTCATCAAAATATCTCCTTTAATTTATTTTCCAATTCTTCAATTGTTCCATTATTTTCTATAATATAATCAAAATTAAAATTGTCTAAATCTGATTCGGAAACATGTTTTTTATGATTTTTGTCTTTTATAGCATCGAAATTAGGTCTTATTATTCTAATTGTAGTAATATCATCAATTATTTTTTGTTTCCAAAGTTCTACAAAATAATCATAATTAACTTTTTCTCTAAAACTTTCTACAATTGCTACTGTATTTTTATTTACATAAGGTTGAATATCTCTTTCCCATACCCTTCTCGCCATATGATATGGATAAAACTCTGTACCAATACGATAAACTTCACCCATGAATATACGACTTTCTAATGTATCTATTCCATCCCAATAGAAGTCATCTTTTGCAATTTGTCTTATGTATGTTGATAAACTACATCTGATTACATGTTTATTTTGTGATTGTAGGATTTGTTCTAATATTTCTGAAGAAGTCCCTTTGCCAGAGTGTGATTTTCCACTTACTAAAATGATTAACATTTACTAGCATACCTCCCACAACTATTTTTCTCTGAGCAGAACCCATTTTCTTCGCATTTTGGTTTAGCATAACTCATAATTTTTAACCATTCATTATCAATGTTGCCTGTAACGTTAATTAATTCTGTCATAAAATCTCTATATTCTTTCAATGCTCTTGTACATAATCTTACCAAAGCCATATCAATAATTGCTCTAGCATTAATTTTAAGAATAACTTTGCTATGCATTGCCAATGGAAGAACGTTGGCAGTATCTTCTTTAGGAATACCTAATTCTTCTAATCTTAAATATGCCATTGAAATATCTTGCATGATATTTTCATAAACATTAAGAGCTTTATCATTATTTTTGATTGATTCAGGGATATAATAATCAAATTCTCCATATTTTATATATCGTGTGCTTGCTTGCAATCTTGTAACCCCAATGATTTTTGTATATAGTTCACGAATCATACGGGCAGAATACCCGTCAATTTCAACGATAATGTCAGGATACTCCAATACCCTTCCGTGTCCTGATTCAATGCAGTCTATGCCTATCTGTGGGCTTGACGTACTATCCCAACAAAGACTAGCACATTCTCCCATTAATGATAAAGGATTTTGTGTTGCTCTAATAACTTTAATCATATGTAATCATCCTCTTTCCTTAATTTATTATTTTATTTATATATTATCGACCTACCAAAATTATACCACATTAAACAACTTATTTTCAATAAAATTATTTTTATATTTATACAACCTAATTTCATCTCCTTTCTTTAAATAATTACCAATAGAATTAACGTTCCCCTTATAATACTCAGCACCCTCTAATCCACCCAACCCCTCAACACTAACAATATCCATTGGCACACACATTCCCATAAAACTGTCCTTCTTACTCTTTAAAACACTAACTCCTACAGAAATTTTACTTGATTTTACGGCAATTTGCTCAGTATTGATAATTAACACTTTATTAATACTACTCTTACACAATAAATCAATATCTTTTTCTAAGTGCAACATATTTACAATTTCACAATCTGTACTATAAGCATTAATTAATTTATTTCGGTTTGTTTTTGTTGCATATGAAGATAAATTAATCTTAGCAATCTTTCCATTTTTAAAAGCAATTAACAGATAACCTGAATAATTAGTAGTAGAAATCATATAGATAATCTTTTCATCTTTGTCTAAGTCAATGATATTATTAATATAATCTCCAAGTAAAGATGTTTTTGAATCATTTATTTCATTGATTTTTAATTTATAAGCAATCTGTTTACTAGAGAATAAAATTAAATCTGCTTTATTTGAAGTATCTAATTCTTGTGTTACTGCATCCCCTTCTTTTAGTTTTTGTAGATTTACACCTCTTAAAGAAGTTAATGGCACTTTTTTAAGATATCCTTCTTTTGTAAAGAATATTTTACAATTGTAATCATCAATGATTTCTTCTTCGACAATATTATCATTTTTATAAATTATTTTAGTTTTTCTTTCACGACTATGTTTTTTTATTACATCTTGTAGCTGCTCAATAATGACATTTTTAATCTTATTATCATCAGAACGTATATCTTCCAATCTAGTCAATTCTTTTTCAATATCATCAATATTTTTAATTCTCTTGATAATATAATCTTTATTGATATTGATAAGTCTAATTTGGCTAATATAATCAGCTTGAACATCATCAATAGGAAAATTTTCCTTCAGTTTTTCAATTGCTTCTTGATCATTTTTAGATAAACGAATTAGTGATATTGCTTTATCTAAATCTAACAATATATTATGTAGTCCCTTAAGTAAATGTAATTGCTTTTTATTTTTATTTATATCAAATTCAAATTCATTTTTTATGCAATTAATCCTATGTTCGATCCATCTGTCATAAATCATTTGTAAACTCATGAGGACTGGAGTTTTACAATCTAAATCTATCATTTGACAATTGAACGATAAACTAGATTCAAAGGGAGTGTATTTTCTTAACTTTGAAATAAACAAATTGATGTCAGTATTCTTTTTAAGATAAATGTCTAATTGAATACCTTGCATACCACTTGAATCATGAATATCAATAACTTCTTTAAATAATCCTTTTTCATATGCTTTACGAAATTTTTCTTCAATATCTTCTATATATGTTCCTTGTGGCACTTCAGTAATAAATACTTTATTTTCTTTTTCATCGTATACATAGTTCCCTATAACAGTAAAAGAACCAAGTCCAGTTGTATAAATTTTATAAAAAGTATTCTTGTCATAAATTATTTTTCCACCAATAGAAAAATCTGGACATTTAATAATACTAATTGCTTCATCAATATTATTATTTTGAATGTAAGAAATAATACTCAAACAAGTTTCCTCTAAGTTATGAGAGTACATTTTACTTGCCTCTCCAACTGCAATACTTTGTGATGAATTAATTAGTGTATTTGGAATAATTGAGGGGAGCATAACTGGTTCATCTTCTGTATCATCAAAATTTCTTTTCATTGGAATTATACTTTTATCAATACCATTTAACATATCCTCGCTATATTTTGATAATCTACATTCAATATAACGAGGAGATGCCCCAACACCTTCTTTTTTTCTTTTGTCTCCAAAACTACCTTTAGGATCAAGATATAAATAATTAATGCCATTATTAGCCATGTTTTTCATAGCAGAAGCTAAAGGGAGATCACCAAATACATAATATACCATAGAAAACGCGCTTGCTCTTAATAGTTTGATATATGGTTTATCACTTGATATTTTATTCTTGTGTAGTGCCCATAACACCTTACGTTGCACTGGTAATAAACCATCAGCAACATTAGGTAAATTATTAAGTAATATTTCTCCAGCGTATGGTATAAATTCTGATTTCAACGTATCAATTATATTCACTTTTTATCTCCTATTCAATTTCATTAAGGTTGATGTTAACAATATTATCCCTAATAAATTTTTTCCTGTTTACAATATCATCTCCCATAAGCATATCAAAGTAATATTTAATCATTTCTTCAGCACCTTCATACTCGATTGGTATAAATGTTTTTTTTCTAGCTTCTTCGCATAAGACATATTTATAAAAATCTTCTTTATTAAATTCTCCTAACCCTTTTTTAATACCAATATAATATGATTTGTTTTTAGATTTTAATTCATCAATTATAGTTTGCTTCTCTATTTCATTGTAGCAGAAAATAGTTTCGTTCTTTGTTACAACCTCATATCTAGGTGATATAACTAAATAAATTCTATTTTGCTTTAATAGTGTCGGGAAAAATTTATAGAAGAATGTAATAAGCGATAAATTAATTCCTTTTCCAAATGCATCTGCATCACATAAAATCCCAATATTAGCATATTTAAGATTATTAATATCAAAATAATCAATATGTTTATATTTTTTTCGTTCATTGTATGGTATTTCGATTCCACAACCTAACGCTTGAATAATTTTTAATGCTGGCTCATTTTCTAATACTTTTGATACGCTTGTTTTTAAACTATTGATAAATCTTCCTTTTAAACCGCAACATCCCATTATTCTAGCATCAATAGCATCTGATATGGTGGAATTAGCAGATACGCCCTCATCAATTAAGAAATATCGCTCTTCTAATTTAGAATTTCTCATATCACAGTGTTTAACACCTTCGATTTTTTGTGATAATGATGATTTTCCTCCACTATTGCCTTGTAATTTTTTTTTAATATCCAATTTAGTTTGCTGTGCTTTATTATTTGCTCTTGAATTAATTAAAATTTGATTGACAATTTTATCTGCTTCTAATTTATTTTCTGCAAAATATATTTCTAATTGCTGTTTTAACCAACTAGTGATATATTCTTGCATAAACTTAGACTCCATATCTTTTTTGGCTTGACCTAAGAACAAAGAAATTGTTGAATATGTGTCACTAATGATAACTAAACTGTCTTCAATATCATTGAAGTTGATTTTTTTATCTTGCTTTGAATATATATTATTATCTTTCAAATATTTATCAATGGCATAAACGAATGAAGTTTTGATATATAACTCTGGTGTGCCCCCATTTTCAAGGAATGAAGAATTGTGATAGCATTCTATAATATTCACTTCATTATTAAAACAAAATGATATTTCAGCTTTAATTTTATATTCATCACTTTCTTCATTATCCTTGCCTGTTGCTTCAGTTTTGAATTGAATTATATCACTAATATTTTTATCATCGTTGATTTCTTTAATATAGTCTAAGACACCATTCTCATAATAAAATGTAAGCACAGTATCATTGATCTCATTGATAAACTCGAATTGCAATCCTGCATTGACAATAGATTGCTGTTTTAAAATCTTTTCTATAAAAGAAGAGTCAATATTACTTTCTCCTCTAAAAACTTCTTTAGATGGCAACCAATGAATAATTGTTCCTGTATAATCTAAATCATGTTTGGTTTTTTCTAATTGTCCTTGTAGAACTCCATTTTCATATCGTATATAATATTGACAACCTTTATTGCTAATTGCAGTTGCTTCAAGAAAATCGCTAGTGTAATTTGTGCCAGTACAACCGATGCCGTTTGTGCCTAGACTATATATGTAATTACCATTTGATTGATTATTGTTGTATTTCCCACCACTCCACAATTCATCAAAAACCTTTTTATAAGCATATTCTCCTTTAGAATTTTTATCCATAGGAACAGACCTACCAAAGTCCTGTATTGTAATTGAATTATCTTTATGTTTAGTTATGATTATTTTGCTCCCATAACCACCACGACTTTCATCAAGTGAATTTCCTAGTATTTCTAGAAATCCATGTTGATGATTCTCCATACCTATAGATGCAGGTTTTGCTCTAACCCCACCCAATATGCCCAATGAATCTAACGAATCTGGATTATATGTATTTTGATTATTGTGTTCTATAATAAACATTCCTTTCCATGCCCATATGATAAGTTAATTATATCTTACTTTAACAATTTAATCAATAAATATAATTTTGATTAATAACAATAAATCAATACTGAACAAATCCCACCACATTTTCATCAACCCAATTATCGTCAAGAAGTCTAACATATGTAAAAATATCATTATCTCTAATATTCCTATACAAAACTAAAATACTATGATCATGTTCACTTACTTGCCAATTTGAAAAACATAAACTTATATTCTCATTAATAACTAAAATATATCCATTGTAATAATACTCATCAATGAATTTAATTTCTGCATCATTTACTACAACATTTAATAAGATTCCTAAATCTCCTTCTGCATTAGCAGATTCAATTTGAATTTGTGTTCCAATTACTTTTTTCATGAAGAAATCTAAATTAAATTCTTGAAATTCATCCATTTAAAACAACCCCAATCTTTTTATTTTTGTCTTTAATTTACCGCATTTGAAGCATATGTAGTGAATAAATTTATGAGATTTTGTGTATTTGGATTCAATATGGATATAATTGTGGATACAGAATAGTTGTTTGATGAATTTTATGATGGGTTTAAATATTCTAATAGTCATCATTTATTTCTCGTTTGATAAAATTTGGTCTTATATTTGATTCTTTTGGTCTATTTGGTGAATTACAATCACAACAAAAACATTTACATTTAATATTACAGAATTTTGTATTACATCCGAAATAATTTTCTATACGTTGTTTTAAATCATTCCAATGAATGCAATCTGTGCAAGATACTGTGGGATTTTTGTTTGACATTTTTCATTTCTCCTTATTTAATAATCCTCTTCATCTTCATCCAAACCTAATTCTCTTTCATAAAATCTAACTTTATCTGCTAATTCGTTTTCCAACTTATAAATTTTATTTTGTAAATATTCTTCAATTAATACCCCTGTGTTCGGAATAATTTGTTTACATCTGTCATCATATAATTCAATCATCCCATAATCTTTTTCTGATGTAACTTCTAATACCTGACCAATATGTTTTTCACACCATTTATTAATAATATATAAAGAATATATTCTCTCGGGATTGTTACTCGAAACTCTTGCCGTAAATATCTTTACATTTCTACCTTCATTTAACCATTCTTTTACTCTGTTTAACATTAGAGGTATTGGTTCTCCTATATGTTCTGATCCTCTCCATTTATCATATTTTGCTAAAGTTCTATCTAAGTCCACGCCTATCCAACCATTCATTTTTTATATTCATCCTTTCTTAATTAACATAGAATTTATCTTTTCTGGGAACTAATCTTCTATAAGATTCTCTAATTGGGTTGGATAATCTTTTCTTTCTAAACTAGTTTTAATAATATTTACTCTATTGCTAATTATATCTTTTAAAAATAGAATGCATTCTGCCCAAGTATCATCTATGTCATTAAATGCTTTGCCATCAACATATAGTAAGCAATCATCAAGGTCATTTATTAATATAGTTAATTCTCTCATGTAATTCTCCTTTTCAATCAACACGAAATAGGTTCTTTATCGGGTTGCTTTAAGCGAAGGCAGATAATAGTCAAGACTATACGCCTTAATATCTAACACATCTGAGCATCCTATCTCCTGACTATGAGTTAATTGTACTATTGCAAAGTAATTATTGCCAAATTTTATGTAATCTTGATGTCTAATCTCAATTGTTTTATAATGTTTATTTATCCAATAAGCAAGTTTTAGTAAATATTTTTTAATCATTTGTAATATCTCCTTTCCGATAAATTCATTATTTCTCAGGATTACATTACATCTCTTTTCATATAGTCATTTATAATATCTCTTAATCTCTGCTCAATCTCTTTATTCCAAAACCAAGTAGGAGTATCAAAATTTGCTATTCTTTCACATGCTTCACAGTCATGCATAGATTGGGCAGTACCTAGAGACTCATGCTCTATCTTACCTTGATTTATATAATAATTGCATCCAGACCATTTAAAATTTGTTTCTTGTGGATAATGTTTAAGATAATCTGCATTAAGTTCATCTAATTCTTCTTGTGTTGTAATTTTATATGTGGTCAATATAATTCACCTCCTTTACAAATTTACTCTAACAGTAAAATCAGCATAATAAGTAGTCGTTCCTGCTCTATTATCCTCACACCATTTATCTAACAACATCTGTAATTCTTTTTGGTCTTCATCTGAGATATTATCCATTGCATCTTCATGTAAGTCACTACAAGCATTTTCAATAATATCATAAGCATCTATAGACAATTCAATTGCTTGTGTCCCATAAACTCTTAATGACGCTACCTCATTTTCCTCATAACCTTTGTCATGTATCCATTCTTCAAAATCTTCGACATTAATATATTTATCATGACTATGACTATAAAGCATTTCGTATTTTTCACTTGCTTCTTCAAATGATATTTTCTTTGCGTTGTTCCATGTTTCTAAATCTTTATCATGTCTTTCTTTAATACGCTCTTGTACAACATATTCACAATTACACTGAGATGAACTTCTATCTAATATTTTTCCGCAATATAAACATTTACTTTGTACACCTCTATAACAATGTCTACAACCTGTGATTGTTTGTTGTTTATATGGAAAATGAACTTTATTATTTTCACTTTTAAGTCCGAAAGGATGATCATCTATTTGAAGTCCTGTGCCTCCACAGTGGGAGCAGATAACTTCATGTTCTTGTAAGTCTTTTTGAAGTTTTAAGTTGAATGATACGCCTACTAATTCGGTTCTAATTGTCATTTTATTCATCTCCTTTATATGAGTTAAACTATTTCTCCATCTGCTTCAATTTCATTTAATTTACATTCAATATAGTCAATTATTTCATTTGGGTATTTATTTTTAAGTTTCTCTTCTGCTTTATCAACTTCCCATTTACTATTACAAACCCCATATACATTACCTTTTAAATCTACAACTACATAAACCGTCATAAAATTTCTCCTTTTTAAGATATTACAAAACTATCATTTTTTCGGATTTAGCAAACTTCATAAGGTGATACATAAAACATCTCTGGTTTATAATCTGCATAAGTAACAGTTCTCTTCTGATAATAAACTTTCATATCACTATTGTCTCTTGGGGTAAACCAATAATACTTTTCTCCACCATACTTAGGATCGTTGATTCTATATTCTTGACCTTTTCTAACTTTAAGATTATCTTCAACAACTTGTTCTACATCAAATTCAATAAATGCACCATAGTCACCTATGACTATACGATTGTAACCAGTTGCTATTAGTGTCCCATTTAAACTATGTATTTTGAAATTTATATTGCCATTTATATTTAATTCTGAAGGTAGGTTATCTAGATATTTTTGTCTAACTTCTGCCGACAAAGTTTTATTTAATTTGCGATATGCTAATTCTTCTTGAAATTTTAGTAGATTTTCGATATGGAAACCTCCTTTCTTTATGAGATAAATTTATCAGTTTAACTCATCTCTGATGTGTTTGATAAAATCAGAAACCATACATATTTCACATTCTAAACCATGACAAATTATCATTTCTGTTGAAGGACAATATTCACAATTTTGCTTACAAGAATTATCTTCTTTTTGTTTATTTGGGCAATACCATTTACAAAATTGTTCTTTAAGTTCTAATAATTTATCTTCCATCATTCACCATCTCTAATAAACTCAATGATATCTTGCATTGCATAGGTTCTTAAAGCATCTTTTTCTACATCAAACACTTCTAGTAACCACTGGTCTTCTTTATGAAAATCAGTACGCCCAAAGAACACTTTTGCAGGGATAATAGTTCTGATTGATGTTTCATTACGCCAGTTTTTGTATTTTACTTTGATTGGGACACATGGATTATAATGAGGGCATGAATCTTTATGATTTAGTAAACATCCTTCTCCAAATGGTTCTTCCCAGTCAGGAGAATAACAAACTCCGCTATCAAAATGTGTACATGGGTTCATATTAATGCACCTCCTTTTAAAATCCTTCTTCTACTCTTCCACCAAAGATTAAATAAACTGCTTCTAAACCATCTTTTAAACCTTTAATATAACATGATTCATCTATATTTAATTCTTCATTACTTCTTCCGTTTTGAAGTGACTCAATTATTTTATATATAAATGTTCTATATTCTTTAACATCTGATTTATAAAATTCAAGTGCTTCATCAAATGTAAATAAATTAACATCGAACTTTTCCTCAATTGGTTTTAATGCTTTGATTAATTTTTTATCCATCATAAAATTTACCTCTTTCTTAAATAACATAGAATTCCATTTTCATTGGGTTTGTGAAACCCCCAAACCCGCATGGTATAAGGGTTTCACTTTTTGAATTTATACGTTTATGTGTAAATTATAAACAGTTTTACTATTAGATACATCAATCATAAATTGAAAGTCTTTCTTAAGATAATCTCTCATTCTCAATTTTGCATATTTTATCAGTAATCTTAATATAAGCATCATTCAAACATCTGTACTGATTATATTCTTTTTTACATTTATCTTTAAGTTTATGTAAATCTTTTAATTCTTTAATCAAATTTTCTAAAAAATCTTCTATAAACTTAATATCCTCTGATTCTAATCCATAATTCAACATCATTTTATTGAAATTATCATACGTATTCATAAGAGTATTTACCATACTCCTATACGGTCTAAAATCCATTACATAACATCAAATAATTCTTTCGTCTCCAATAATATCATGTGTAAAATTTGTCATTTCATTTAATTCTTCTTTGTTTCTGATATTTTTTATTTCATTTACCATATACTTAATATCTTCCTTGATTGTTTTAATCATAATTTCTTTCATGTTTTTACTCCTTCTTGCGTTTGGACGCAACCCTTATTTTTTATTTATTGTTTACATATATTGTTTTTAGAACATATCAACTAAGAATATCCGCCATGTATATTGAATATCATAGTATTTTCACATCCTTTCAATATAATAAGGATAAACTGAATACCTATCCATATGCAATCTGCATAATTATTTCTCCTTTTAACTTATTTTTCAATCTCATACTCAATTTTTAAATCGAATTCTTTACGACAATTAGGGCATTTACAATTAAAAACTTCAATCTCATATCCATTCTCTTCATAAAAATCTTTAGAGTCATAAACTCTATAAAAATTTCTTTCACCACAATTAGGACATTTTTCTGATATTGTTGTATTACTCCATACTGTATTATTTGGGTTATCATTATTTACTGAATAAATTGTTCGCATTTCTCCGCAAAAATCACCTTCAAATGGAACTATAAAAGTCAATTTAATCTTCCTCCTCTTCATTAGTATCATTTATAACATTGACACTATTGGTTATCCCATTATCTCCCAATATTTCATGGATGTCATGTGCTATATCTTTAGCATCTTTTTCAGAATCTACTTCTATGTAGATTTGTAAAATGAAATACATATGCTTACTCCTTTTTAAAATCCTTGGAAATGTTTATTTCTTGGCAAGTAAGGGAAAGCAACTATGCTCTCCCACTACTCCCATATCCTCCACGATCTTTATCGCCCAAAGTTTTTACTTCTTCAAATTCAATTTCTGGCATTTTTTCAACAATTCTAAATTGGCAAATTCTATCATTAATTTTTATTTCTGTATCTCGTAAAGCATAAGCAGGGAAAAACCATTGATCATTATTACCTTTAAATGATTCATCGACTACGCCTTGATGGTTAGTTTGAATTACTCCAAAATGTTTAAATGTACTTCCTCTCGGTACAATGTGTGCTTCGTTATTTTTCGGAAGTTCCATTCCTACTCCTAGAGGAATTAATTTAAATTCTCCTGCTTTAAGAATACAATTAATTGCTGAACGTAGATCAATCCAATCACCATTTTTGAATTTTGTTAATTTATTAATTTGATCACTAAAGTATTTAATTTTAATTTTCATATATGTATTACCTCGCTTTTATTATTTATTAACTTAACGTACAGGACATACCCCTGAACTACATCCATCATTTCCGATATCAAATTCTGTTTCTACTTCTTCATATTTACTAATTAAAGAAGGAATAAATGGTTTCATTTCTGAAACTCTTCTATTATACTCTTCCTCTGTAATTGCTTCATACGGCATTAATTTATAAAATGAATCAGATAATGATAAGAAACTTACAGCCACAACATCATCCCAATTATTATACATCCATTCTTCTACTTCTCCCCATTCATTATCACGAACCGTAACTGTAATTGAAGCATTATGATCTACGTAGCAATCCATAAACATTTTATAATTTTCAAGTTGTTCAATTGCGGATACATCATATTTAGTTCTTCCAATAGGAGATTTTACAGGAAACTCAATAACTTTTGTTGTACATGTTTCCATTTCTTGACCTACTTCAGGAAATATAGGATAATTCAATTCTTCACAAACTTTAACTAAAGGATCATGAGCATTAATTCTCACTCTTCTAATAAACCAATCAGATTCAGAATAATGAACTCCAGATGAAACTCCAGGAATTTGACTCAATGTGCCCTCTGGCTTGACGGTGGTTATTAATAATGATACTGGAAAACCCAATTCTTCTGCGTAAATTTTAATTGTGTCATGAGCAACTTTGCGTAATTCTCTTAATAATTCAGCTTCTTGATCTTTTGACATATCGGTAGCATTAACCATGTCTTGCCATCCAGTCAAAGAACATCCAGTAAGTCTATCTCTTTTTTGTATTATATTCCATTTTGGAAGTTCTAACTCTACGCAAGTCATACGATAACCAGCTTTTGCTGACAGTCTTTGTGCTTCCAATAAAGAAATTAAATCTAATGTACCATCAGAAACAAAAGCGTATACATTAACTGTTGTTAAGTTGCACAATCCATTTGCATCTAATAAAATTTCGGCACAATTATGTGCAACTACATTTTCTACAATCCCCCAATTAGTAGATGGTTCTGAAAAATCATAAACCTTTTGCTTATCTAATATTTTAATAGATATTACCGTTGGATTTTTCCCATAATATGCTGATAAATTTTTATTTAATGATTCTACAGCCTTACATTCTTGACAATTTTCTAACATTAATACGTGATCAGGAGTACATTTAATAACTTTATTATTGCTCAGTTGTACTTCAACAATATCTTTTTCTCCATTACACCAAACTTTACCACTAGATATTTCCCCATTTAAATTAACAATCTTAACTTCTTTTCCATCTAATTCTTCAAATGTTTTATATCCATCTGAGGTCAATAAATTCATATCGCCAGTGAAACAAGGATTAACCCCATTAAAGTTTGATCTACGTTTATTACCTGTAATTTCATTAACAAAAGCAGGTTCCCCTGAATATCTCATCTGTTCAACTTGCCAATGAATTTGTTCTCTTGAAGGTTTTTCTTTATAATAGATAGAATTATTACTCATTTGTCTATGAGATAGTTCTGAATCTATTTCCCATTTTCCATTAGATGATTGTTTGTATAAGTTGCTTTTTGCTTTAATACATTCATCATCATCTGAATCAATTAAAGCAATCAAGCTAGTCCTTCTTACTCCTCCGATTACAACATTTTCACCAATACTTGCCAACATATCTAAACAATTAATTGGTCTAAGTTTAATTTTATCTAATCCTTGAATGAGTCCTTCTTTGTTAATAATTTTATTTACTTTAGAAAACATTGATTTTAAACTTTCGTACCCTGATGCAGTTCCACCAAATGTCTTTAATCTTTCTCCTTTTGGTCTAACATAATTGTAATCAAATACAACTGTTTTAATATCTGTAAAGTCTTTATCCCATAATATCTTAAAATAATAATCTAATGCTTGACTCCAGCCACCCTTGCTATCACCTACAATGATCTTTATCATATTGTTGTTTATGAAAATAATAGATGTATTATCTTCACGTTTATCTTTAAGAACAGGAGTATAATCTTTATGAATCACTTCTATATTTGTTTTTACTTTTGGAAGTTTAGATACGTCATTTTTTAAAATTCTAAAACCAAAACCAGAACCAATCATAAGCAAGTAAAAAGCATCTTTAAAAGATTCAAAGTTATCAATTACGGAGAAACTGCAATTAAAGTTAGAAGTAGGGTATTTTTCTGAAACTAATGTTCCACCTATGTATAATGTTCTTCCAGACAAGAATTGTCTAAGATAAAAGATATTATCATATAATTTTTCTGCTTCTTCTACAGAAGTTGGAACTAAACTACAATTGTATTCTACAGCCCTTTTTACTGTTTCCCACCAATATTCTCTACGTCCTTCATATGGGAGATATCTACTATATGTACGGTAATAAACAAAACTTCCTAGTTGTTTCATTGGTGATGGTAGATGTTTATATTTACTAAGGAACTCTTCACTGAGGAGACCTTTCACTTTATTTTTTCTTGTTTTATCCCTTTGATTTCTATAAATTATATATCGTTTGGCTACATCTTTTCTATTACTTTCCATTAACATATCTTCTACAAAATCTTGAATATTTTCAACTGAGTATATATCTAGTCCAATAGACTCAATTTTATTTGCAATTTCATGACTTAGTTTTGTATCAACACCATCTTTTGTTTCAAGCATAGCATTTTCAATTGCACGAATGATACTATTTTTATCAAAATCAACTAGTGTACTATTTCTTTTTTGTACCTTCAATTATGTATCCTCCAATATATTTATTTTATAATTATACGATGAATATCTTCTTTTAAGGTAATTACTTACCCCAATCATATAAAACATGGCTACATTCACAACTAAAATTATTTGATAATACCCTCATCTGTTCAATTTCTTCTTTCTTCATTCTTTCACCTTTACTATATTTCTCTAATAATTTTCTAAGTTCTCTTGTAATATCAAGAATATCCATGTCTCCATAGTTCATTATGCATCACCTTCTTCCTTAACTACTAATTCAGTAGATTCTACTTTAATTTGCCATTGATAATTATTTTCTTGACTACAAATATTTTTAAACCTGAACAGAACAGGATTCAAATTGTCAGGAGAGTCTTTATTAATATATCTCTTACATTCATTACATTGTTCACATTCTGAATAATTACATAGTCCATATGTCACCAAGCCTTAATCTTCCATCCTTTCATTATTATTTTCTTTATTATTTAGAAACCACCCTCTGCCAAATGGTATCATAGGGTCTCTTTTATAATAAGCACCTTTATTGGTATCTTGGTCAACTATAAATGCGAAGTTAATTTTATCATCAGTATAGTTTTGTTTATATTCTTCAAAACTTATCTGAATCCAATTACAATCTCTACCATGTAATGTTTTTATGTAATTCACCTTCTTTATGTATGATTTTATATAGCAAGAGTTCAATTAGTATTGCAAATAGGATATGTGATCAAACCCTTGCCATTATGAGATATTTTATTTTGTACTTTATATTATGATAATAGTTTGTGATTATTCACCAATACGTTTGTAGTAAAATCCTTTGAAAGAGATATTTTATTGGTTTTATAGTTTTGAAAAACGGAGCATTTGGGAGTAAATTGAAGTATAAGCGAGTATGAGAGAGGTGTTTTTTGGAATTGATGGATTTTTTGTTGGTTTTATAGATTTTACATGATAATTACCTTCTTTTGGTTAGAATTTTTTAGTGATATTTGTACCTGCTTGATAATTATTATACAATAGATTAGGATTGTAAGTCAACATTATTTATTTTCTATTTTTAAGGGTAACAGCAGGTCTTTCAAAAACGTTTTTCTGTTTAAATTTTCGCTTTTTCTCAAAGCACTTTCTATTGTGTCTACAGTTCCAATATTATATATAAATTTTTTCGTTCTAGTATACATTACATAAAGTAAATTTCTATTTAAGAAAAATTTATGAGTTGGTGGGGTAATAACTATTACATAGTTGTACCCTGACCCTTGAGATCGATGCCCAGATATTGCATATCCAAGTATTAAATCTCTTATGTCATCATTTCTATATAATACTAATTGCCCATTAAAATCAACAACCATGTATGGGATGCCTTTAGTATTTTTACCTACTTTAATTATTTTACCATCATCACCATTAAATATCTCTGTTAGTGACTCTTCTTTTTTAAGTTGGTCTTCGTGTTCAAATACAGGAGCTTTATAATTATTTACAATTTGCATTACTCTATCGTTGACTCTAAAACTAATTTCAAATTTCTGTCTGATATATGATAATTCCATATTCCCATTTGATGGATTAATCAAATCTTGTATTAAAGAATTTATTTTATATGTACCATGTTCACCAACATTGTAAGCTGAAATTATTATTATATCATCGGCTGTTCCACCTTTCTCTTGCATTTTTTTGTATGCAGTTAATATTTTTTCAGTTAAATTATCTTTAGAAGTAGGTACAAATATAAAATCATCACCAAATTTTTGAACACCATCACCCAATAAAAAATCATTCCCATTTCGAGTATCAGTTGCAACTTTAGCCAATCCACCATCTTTATATCTAAATACTTTATCAAGGAATATCACTGGGAATATTCCGCAATTAATAATATCTTGCATACAGTTTCCACAACCAACACTAGGTATTTGTGCCGGATCGCAAATAAATATAAGTTTACTTCTTTTTCTATCTATTGCCCTCAATAAACTTTTCATCAAAAACACATCTATCATTGTAGCTTCGTCTACTAATATGTAATCATATGGTAATTTATTATTCTCATTAAACATAAATCCTTCTGCTGGATTAAAGGCTAACCCCCTATGGATTGTACTTGCTGGACGGTTTGTATTCTGGTAAAAGTTTTTAGATGCTTTGCCAGTTGGAGCAAAAAGCACATATGAGTAGTTATTGTCATCCAACATATCCAATAGTATTTTTGTACTCGCTGTCTTCCCACAATTGCCAGTAATAAATATTTTATTATTTCTTCTTAATACCAATATTCCTGATGGCACAGTGAAACAGTATTTGTAACCGTCTAATGTTTTATATTTGTCTATTTTGGTAATAGTGTGGTCTTCCCTTTTGTCTGTACATAAAGATATTAAAGTTCTTTTTGTAAATTGCACACCATATTCAATAGACTTTCTTATGTATACTTTATTTGCAGTAATATATTCTTGATTTACTCTATCTAGGGTATCAATGGTTGCTTTATAACCACATGTAACCCCTACAAACTGTATAAAATCTGCATCTGACTTAATTGTAGTGAACCATCTATTTTTCTTTTTATAATCTCCATCCCAATAAAATATTTCATCAAAAATAATCTCGAATTGTTCTCTCGTACAATTATACCATTTATCCGTAAATGTTTTTTCATTATCTGTATAATAAAATTTATATACATTATATCCTTCTGCCCCATTTAGTATTTCATACTTAATATTATTTTTTGTTAATAGGTACTCTATTCGTTCCTTTTTTCTTTGTTTCTTTACATTGATATAACAATCAAAAGGTTTATACTTACTTTTAAAACTACCATCAGCTTTAATTGCAACTTTTAATCTTATTTCCCATTCGTTATAGGACAATCCTTTACCTTCATAATTAAAAGTTGTAATAAACTTTCCGAGAAAACCTGTTTTTTCATGATTTTCTCTAACTTCTTTAAATGATTTATGATATAAATTATTTTTTGAGGTTATATAATATACTTCATGTTCGTCACATAAACATTGATCTAATCCATATTTGGTTTCAAAATGCCATAAATAATCTTCTGGATATTTATGATATTTTAAAGGACTTACTAACTCGGCACTTCCATCTTTATTATATTGTAATACATAATCACCATCTTTGTATTCAGATATTCTTTTCCATTCCACTCCATTAAAATATTCTGTATCACAATCAACACATCCCGCATTCCCTGCTAAAACGAAGAAATTATATTTACTGGCATACTCTATAGACAGTTTTTGTTTATCGGTTAATTCAAATTCATCAATTTTATTATATTTTGAACAATCAATATCATAAACTCTAGGTTCACTTACAATTTCTAATAATTTTTCTGCGACCTCTTTTTCACACAAATATGTTTGTCTTTTAGAAATTCTTTTTCCTTCTTTGTCAAAATAAATTCTATCATTGTGTTCCAAAACTCCTTTAAATTCTTGCATACACTGAGGAGTTGTTTTACTACATTCTGAATACAATTCATTAGTTTTTATCCATGTGTTACCACTTTCTTCATTTTGCTCTAGAATATATATTATACATTCTGTCATTCTGTATCTTGAATTTGCTAATGATTTGTTTTTACTTAGTATTTTTAAATCTGCTGTTTTAAATCCAATACCACCTATAGAAACTAAACACTGATAGGGATTTTCATCCATTTTTTCTTTAAGCAAATCAAAAGAATTGTAGGCATCATATATTTTTTGTATTTGATTAAGTGTAAGTTCATATTCCTTATATTCATTTATAATATTAAAAAACATTATATTATTGTTAATTTTTTCAGTTATTTTTTTCAGAGTTAATTCTCCCAAACCATATACCTTACTTGTATCTATTTCATCTTCTTTACCTTTGATAATTGTTTTAATAAAGTTTGGATAAACTTTTAAAATACTATCTGTTAATTTATCCCCTATAAGTTCAGATAAAAAATTAAATGATTCATTTTCATTCATATCCATAGGGTTATTTATAAACTTTTTAACTATATAACTTTCATATTTACCTTTTTTTTCGTATTCGACCTCCAACTCATATTCTTTTCCTTCAACCATAGATGGCAATTCACCTTTTATAGTAATATTGCCATAATCTGATAAAACTATTTTATCTAAGCAAGAATCGTTTGGATAAAATCCATACATCTTAAAGAACCCTTTTTGGAAAAATGGTTCCCCTGATACATAACCTTTTATAACAATACTCAAACTTCACCCTCCTTTATAGATTACATAGAAATTATATTGTTTAATTTTCTATCATCTATCCAATCTTCTATAGTTTTAATTTTTTTAATAATAAATGTATCTTCATTTGATTTTTCTGCATAAAACGCCAGTTTATTATTTTTCTTTATAAAGTCTATGTATTTAGAATATATACTAGACCATGCTATCCCTTCTAATAAACCATTACTTTCATAAACATTAATATACGCATAATCCTTTTTGTGTCGATCTTTTTTCTTTTGTATCCTTGATATAATACCAATAATTACACACTCATCTCCTATTTCACAATCATAGAAATTTTCATTATTATATTGAACTATTTCATTAAATGGATTATCGCTGAGGAAAATAGTTAAAGCTTCAAACTCCCAAAATTGCTGATTTTGCATATATTTTTCTTTAAACTCTTTAATAGCATTTTCTTTAACTTCATTTTGTTGTTTTAACCAATCTTGATATTTAGTTGTTTCGTGCTCAATTCTCCTCTTTTCATTATATAGTTTAAGTCTTTTTTCTTTGTCTTTTATAACATCAGTATCTATAAACCACTTAGTTTTTAGTTCTAATAAAGTTGGTAAACTTTTAACGTCAGAATATGGTTTATATTCTTTGTCAGTCTTTACATACTTTTCTGCATACCTTAAAAGCATATTATTTTTATCTTTTGTTGGTAAAGCACCCGATTTAATTAGCATTACTACTTGTGCAGAGCTACATTGCACCCTGTTTATAAAATTATCTAATCCTTCAAATTTGCCATTTTGATCTCTTTCATTTATTATGTTTTGAACAATCTTCTCTCCAACTTGATTGATTGAATTTAAACCAAATAGTATATTTTTATTGTCTACATTAAATTTAAAATCAGATTTATTTATGTGTGGAGGAAAAACTTGTATTCCTAATTCTTGCGCTTCAACAAGATATTTATTTAATTTACCATTATCACCTTCACAGGCATTAAATACTTCACAATAAAATTCTACTGGATAATGTGCTTTTAGATAAGCTGTTTGTAGAGTGATAACCCCATAAAGAGCAGAATGTGATTTGTTAAACATGTAAGACCCCTTGGATCGTAAATCATCACTAATTATTTTTGCTATTTCTTCACTGTAGTTATTATTTTCAATCTCTTTATACAATTTATCAGATTCTTTTTTTACAATATCATGGTCTTTTTTTCCTATGCCTTTCCTAAATTTATCAGCACCACCATATGTTCTTCCACCAAATTTTCTTACTATGTCCATCAGTTGTTCTTGATAAATCATCTGCCCATTTGTTGTTTCTAATATCAATCTCATATCTTCATGTATGTATTTAATTTCATTTATATGATGCTTATAATAAATATAATCTTCTAGGTAACTCATGCTATCTGGTCTATAAAGTGCTAGAACTGCTGAAATATCTTCTAATGATGTTGGTTGAAGTCTTAATAATAAGTCTTTCATGCCTTGCGATTCTACTTGAAAAACATTATTTGTTTTTCCACTTTGAAGTAACTTATACATTTTTTCATCATTTAAAAATTTAGGATTATTCGGGTCTAAATCCCAATCTGATAATCCAATGCGTTTTTTAACACCATCAATAATTATTAGATTTTTTAATCCTAAAATATCAAACTTAATAATACCTATTTCTTCAATCATTATTTTATCTACTTGAATAACATGTTCGCCTTTTTCACCTAGTTTCATAGGCATATAGTCATTTATACTTGTGTCAACTATTCCAACCCCACCTGCATGTGTAGATACATGTCTAATTCTTCCACTTAGCATTCTAGCAATATCGAATAGTTCTTTATATACTTCATTATTATATTTTCTTATTGTATCACCATTTAATTCAATACATTTATCAAATTCTTTTTCAGTAAATAATTTAGCTATATTATTTATTGTGGCACTAGGAATAAGTGGTTTGCCATTTTCATCTTTCAATATTCTTCCAACGTCTTTAATAGCAACAACTGGTGTAATTGATGCTAAATTTAATACTTGGCAAACTCGCATTTCTCCATATTTTTTCATTAAATATTCTATAACCAATTCTCTATAAGCAAAATCAAGATCAATATCAGGCATACTTACACGTTCTTTGTTTAAGAATCTTTCAAAAATTAAATTATAGTCAATTGGATCGAGTGCAGATATACCAAGTAGATAACACACAACTGATCCACCTGCACTACCTCGACCTGCACCAACAGGGTAGTCATTTTCTTTGCAGAAATTAATATAATCCCATACTATAAGAAAGTAACCACAAAAACCCATTTCATCAATAACTTCTAATTCATGTTCAAGTCGTTCCTTCCTTATTTTTTGTTCATCAAAGGTTCGTTTATCATACCCTCTATTAAACCAACCAATATCTTGTGTTAAATGTTGTAAATATTCTTTGTTACTATTAAAACCTTCTGGTAATGGGAAAGTAGGTAATTGTGGAGATTGAAATGGCATATTAACCACTTCAATTAAATCTGCAATAATATCTGTGTTTTTCAATCCAATGTCAACATTCTCTTTGCCAATTTGATTGTCCATTATTTCATGTATTTCTTCATCAGATTGCATATAACAACCTTCGTATAATTCTGACATTGTATCCGTATCTCTTGCTATTTGAACATGTCTTGCTTGATATTTTAAGTGTTCTTTGACCGCAACATGACTATCAGTTGTAATTACAAAAGGCGTGTTTGTTTCTTGGGATAATTTTATTATTTTTTGATTGTAAGTTTGTTGATTTTGATGAGATTGCATTTCTAAATAAAAGTGAGGAAATATGTTTTTATATTCATTGACGTATTCAATACATTTATTATAATTATCTTCTCTGGCTATTTTGCTTGCTAAACATGCACTTAATATAATAAGATTTTGTGCATGTGGTTTTAGCATATTTAAATCTACTCTTGGTTTATAATATTTACCCTCAAATTCACTTTTTGTAATTAATTGATTTAAAGATTTCCTTCCCTGTTCGTTTTTAGCAAGTGCAACTAAATGAAAATATTTATTATCTTTGTCTTTAACACTAGTATCAAAACATTCATAGAATTCTACTCCATAAACCATTTTAATCTCAGGATATTCTTTTTTTAATATATCAAAATAAGGCCATGAATAAGCAACACCATGCTCTGTAATAGCAAATCCTTTTAGACCTATTTCTTTTGCTCTATCCAACATTTCTTTTGGGGTTCCAAGGCCGTCTTGCAAGCTGTACATGCTATGGTTGTGTAAGGAACTGTAACTCATTATATCACATCCTATATATTGTATTGTTCAAATAAATGTCTTTGCGGAGCAAATTTTTCGCCAAATAAATCTTTTTCTGCCTTCAATCTCGCCACTATAGCATCTTCAAAATTATCATGATAACCCAAAAATATTCTTTTATAATTATATTTAATTTGCGCTAACCAATTATTATCTCTTTCCCACCAGCAAACTCCTATAATCCCACTTTTATTATCATATCTTTTACTTTGATTAAAAGAATTTAATTGATTAGTGGCAAATCTTAAATTTGTTTTTCTATTGTCTTTTCTATTTCTATTAATATGATCAATTTGTATATTGTCTGGAACATTAATAATAAACCGATGCATTCTAAATCCTATACGATTTTTGGTTCCAACCACATAACCATCGCTTCCTGTGATCCATGTAAAATTCTTAATTAAATAATAATCTTCCAAATCAAAGTAAAATTTATCATTTTTATTTGTTGTCCATCCTATTCCATATTCTCCAGATAAATCATATGTATTATATTTTTTGTTTGCCTCAATGGTTAAACATCCACATGAATGACTTCCATTATTTCTAAGTTTTCTGCCATCAATTATTTTTCTAGTCTTCTTTTCACATTGGCATTCACATAACCACATATCTTTATTGTCGTGCATTATTACTAACCACCTACCAAATAATTTACCTGTTAAATCTGGTAGTCCACCACATCCACAATCTTGATTATTTTTTATCATTGCACCAATTTTTATCCTTTGAGTATGTTTATGACAATCGCATTCTACCAACCACAAAGAAGCACCATGTTTATTGAAACCTTTATGCTCCAACACTTTCCAATTATTAATTTTTTGTCCAGTTAGATCTTTAAATTTTGGCATATATCAACCTACCTTTTATTATATTTTACTTACTATCTGATAATCCTCAATTATTAATTGTGGCGTTGTTTTACTTCCAAATATATTAATTGAAGTCTTTCCAACAATATTCATTACAACATTACTATACATAAATGTATCAATATTAAGCATTTCATCATCCTCCGGTGAGTTAAATTTTATAAATTCAATAACATCATTTTGGAATTTCCAATGTTTTTTATTTTCATTTCCAAATGCGTTGAACCCTAATAAATCTATATTTACATTATTGATCGCGATCAATGGTTCTTTTACAAAACTTGAGAACAAATGTTGCATACTATGTATATCTCTAATAATTTTATAATCTATTGTATTTTCAAATATAAAATCAACTTTATGTATTTTATCATTAGTTATTTCCGAATATTTATTATTGAAATATTCGATTGCATTGGGAATATTATCTTTGTTAATTGATACTCCAAATGCATTTTCATGACCAACTAATTCTTCAAATAATTTACTACTTTCAAGTTCTGTTTTTAAATTTTCAACAAACCCATTATTAATATTTCTTGCACTACCACTAAATATAACTTTTTCATTGGTACTTTTGTTAATATCCTTTCTTAGAATTAAGCAAGGTTTTTCGTATTTAGAAGCTATTTTAATTGCAACTAACCCAGTCAACTCTCTGGTTACATTTTCTAATTTACTTGCATTAACAAAACAAATAACATTTTCTTTATTACTATCATCATACAGACTAATAATTTCATCTACAGCTTTTTGTTGTATTTTTGATTGTTTTGCTTTTGCATTATTACATAACCTTGCAATTCTATCATATATAGATTCCATTACTTGTTCTGGATTAGGATTGTTTTTTGACTTCCTTGGGGTATACTCAAATTCTTCATAATCCTGAATAAACGCTCTAAATAATAATTCCTTTTCACTTTGTAAACCTGTTCTAATCATTGCGTTAATTAATGGAGTTATATAAAATGATATATCTATAATTGTTGGTTTTTCTGTATTTTTAATACTATATGATTGCTTGTTTATTAGTGATAATAATAAAGGGTGTGATATATTTTGCAACCCTATGTCAACTAAATATTTAGTTTCGCATTCTTTTAAATCCATTACATCTGAAATATTTCCTAATGCCACCAAATCAATATAATCATCTGCATTTGATAACCAATATTCATCATCTAGGGCTTGAAGAAATTTAAACACAATGCCAACACCACATAAATTTTTATTTGGATAGTCACATGTTTGGTTATTAATAATTATTGCATATTCATTGTCTCGTTCTTTTTGATGATGATCTAAAATTAAAATACTAAAACCAAACTCACTTAATGATTTACATTGTTCTGTATCATTAGTCCCTGCATCCGGCAATATTATTAATCCAACATCCTTGGTTAATAATACATTCATTACTTCTTCTGATAAACCATGTTTTTTGCCCTCTTGAATTATGTAATTGATATTTTTATATTTTATTTTTGTAACAATGTAATGAAACAAACTACTCGCACTTGTATACCCATCTGGATCAGAATCAACTACTATATAAATGGGTAATTCACTTTCAATTGTTTTCTTTAATAAACTAACTCCTTCGCTTATATTATCTAACAACGAATATTCAAACAAACAATTTGAATTTAGATTTAAGTAGTTTTGTATATCTGTAACCCCTCTGTTTTTCAAAATTGTATTTTTTACATTTCTTGTATTATTGTCTCCTATAAGAATATATTTCATTTAATAGTTTCGTCCTTTCCTTTCTTTATTGGGATAATGCAATTTTTTATAAGTTTTTCCCATATTTGTGGATTATCAGATGGCGATTCTTTCTCTCCTAAAATATTGTTTGTATCATATAGCATATATATATTTGCCCCTTCTAACCCCTCTGACAATTCTTCTATCTCTTCTTTTAAAACATCTTTGTCAAAACAAAATATTAAATCAACTCCCAATGAACAAAGTTTGTTTTTCTGCATTCTACTAACTTTCTTTCCACCTGTTGAAACACAGTTGTAGTACCCCATGTTAAAGAGTTGCATGGTTGCTTTTTCAGATTCCAAAACATAGCAATAACCTTTTTCTTTTATATGTTTTATTGATTTATCTAATCCAAAAAGTATTTTGCTTCTAGCACATTTTTCTAAATATATATATTTATTTTCAATTTCTCCATATTCAAAAATTCTTCCTTTTATTCCAACCAAATTCCCTATCTCATCTCTTATTGGGATTGTAATATGGTTTGTTTCATCATCATATCCAATTTCAAAATACTTTTGGGTATCATAAGAGATATTGTCTTTAAAAAACATATCATTAACATACGGTTTATAATAAGTTAATATTTTTTCACTTATAGGTTTTAATTTATAATTTTCATCTACATAGTCTCCAGTTTTCATATCATATAACATTTGCAACATTTTAAGACTTTCAGGCACATCATCTTCATTACTCATTTCGTAATAATCTAATCCTAAAATATCACATAGGTATTTAACACACTTAAACAAATTTACTTGTTTAACAAAACATACAAGGTCAATTATACTAGTTGGTTTATTTGATTTATTATATCTGATGTCTCTAGTATGATTGATGCAATTTAAATATTCAGTGTCAAAGTATTGACATATGGCTTGATTATTATCACCGTCATAATTAGCACATGAATAATAATTGTCATGTCTGGAAATATTTTTACATCCAATCTGAGATAACACATAATCAACTTTTTCATTAGTAAAAATATACTGTTTCAATCTTTTAATATCCATATGTCAATACTCCTTTCACTTTGAATATTTCTTTTTATTATTTTTATTTCCACTGTCAACATTATGGTTTGATGGTACTAATGCACCTATATTTGACCAAATATTATAATCTAAATCCACATCGTATAAAATTATACCATTCTTATTCCCACCACGATTTTTTTCAACCTTAACTCCATAATATGTTTTATTTGGATTTAGATTTTCATAGGCTTCTTCTCCCCAACAACCAATAGGTATATATTTGTATTTATGATAATCTTCTTTATTTAGTCTTTTACCTAAACTTAAATGATCAGCAATATGTTTTATTTGTTTTGCATTTGCAATATGATTGCTATTTAATTCAAATACATCAGTGTAAACTGCATCATCCGTAAGTTGAAACACAGCATATAAAAACATATTTATTTCTTTCATCAATTCTTTAAGTTTTGTCGCAGTTTGTTTTACAGTTTGCCAATCATCAGTACCAAACCCCTTTAGGGTATCGTAACCACCATATTTAATTCCATATATCATTTGGTGTTTCTTAAATTCAAATTCTAATGCCGTATCAGAATAATCCATTCCAACATCTTTAAAAAACAATTGTGTTTCCCTTTTGCTATCTACCCACTTAGCAACCTCTTGTGTCAATCTATATTCATTGGAATTTTTAGTCACTCTTTTAATATATTCATCTTCATCTTCAATAAAAATACCATGATTATTTGTTTTTCTGTATATAAATTCGCTACTAATATCATCTTTATATAATCCTAAGACTACTTCTCGTTCTTTTTTTACTATATCAATTCCATGTATTTCTTTAAACTCTTTATTATTTAATACTGTAGTAATTAAACAACTTCTTAAATCTTCTTCGTCCATTTCATTACTGGCTAAAAAAAATTTCTCATTCTTAACCATAGTAATATATGTAGCTAACAACATTAATTTTCTAGTTTTACCTTCGTTTGATAACAAACCATCAAAAATTACTTTTCCCGATCTACATCCCCTAAACATTTCATTATACATATTCCAAGGAGTCATTAATCCCATTTGTGGAGTAATTAAATATTTATTTACTGTATCACTTACACCACTATTAATTACTGAACTTTCTTTGTTGCATAATATAACTGTGCTAACTTTATCTGCGCCAGCCTTAATTGTTTTATAAACCTGCTCTGCTGTCATTGATGGGAATCTTTGATGTTGCACCATTTTTTGTATAGGATAACCTTTTCTATGGTATTCCCTAACAAGAGAATACTTTTTTACAGTTTCAAAATAATTATCTATGTCACTCGTATCACTAATAAGCACTATTTTTTTTATTGTTTCATATCTTCCAAAGTTAGAATATATTTTAAATCTTTCTGAATCCTGTGTTATAAAAGTATTAACTTTAAACTCATCAATTGTTTGTGAAAATGTTTTATACATCAACTCAAAACAATCATAAAAAAACTTCATTGCCTCATCAGCAAAATCATATTTACTTCTAATAAATTGACCATATTTTATGTATAAATCTGGTTCTTTATAAAAACATCCTACAAGTAGCATTTCATTTTGAACGTTTACTAATAAATCCTTTAGTTCACCTAAGTCACTATTGATTTTAGTAATTTAAACTCACCCCTAACCATAGTCCAGATATTAAATCAATTCATCTATTAAATCCGCAAAATTATTTTCTTCATTAGTATTTTTTATTTTTTGGTTATTGCTTTGACTATACAAAACTTCAGTTATTACTACACTTTCTTTTAAATTGCTATTATCTGCTGATTGGGCTTTTTGTCTATCCAACCATGACAAATAATCATCGTATTTTGAAATGATTATTGCCAAATCATAGTTTAGTCGTGCATAATTATCTAGTTTTTTACCTTTTGAAATATTTTTTGAATTTACTTTATCTAAATAACTAGATTTCCTAATCCACATATCATACATATGTTCTGGAGGTATGGGTTTTGATAAACCGTCAAGTTTACCTTTAAATATATTTGACATTTTTATAAAGAATTGTTTTGGAAGTTTAGTAACTTCATATTTGTCTTGTAAATAGTTAAATAATATTTTTCTATCAAATTTGTCTTTACTCAATATACAAACACCTTCTATGTATTTATATTATATAAGTCAAGGCATGAAAATACCCTGACTTATATAATTTTTTATATTTATATTAACTTATTAATTCCAATGCTTTTTCAACAACCTCTATATTAGTTACATTTTTAAAAGTAATTGGCAACCCTTCTTGTTTCAACTTGACTTTCATTTCTTCTTTTTCTTTTGGAGTTAATGAAGTTAGTTTTTGCATTAGTTGTTCCTTAAGTGAATCCAAGTCTTTAGTTTCGCTGTTTTCATTATCACTGTCGTTTGTTTCTGAACCAAGCACCTCTTTTTCAGTCTCTCTTAGTTCTTGTTTAATAGCATCATGCAATCTATTTTGAACAACAACGTCTTTATTATCTTTTGTTTTATCGATAACTGATTGGAAAGTGAATAATGAGGGATCTTCTACAATTTCGCCATTTTGATATGTTTTAGTTCTGTCTTTAACAACATGCGCTTTAACTAATTCCATATCTCCTTCTTCTCTGAACAATCTCATTTCTGTTTTTACATTGTACCCCATGCCTTTAAATCCTTCTGGAATCTTCTTGCCAGTTGAAATAGAAGTAATTTTACCTTCAGAATCTTTTACAGATATTTTTTCATCAACTTCTCTGGCAGTTACAATATAATGCAACCCACTTCCAGTCAAGGTTAGCACTAAATCTTGACCTTTGAAATTGATAGTATTGTAATCCTTTAGTTCAATCCCTGCGCCTTCTACTTTTACAAATTTTTCTTCACCTAACAACTTGTCTCTTTCTGCTTTTACATTTGCCCTTTTTTTGCTAAACTCAATTATGCCTTGCTTTACTGCCAAATTTAAAACTGATGTTCCATCAACAACAATCGCATCTGGAACAAATTGTTCTCCATCTGCATCCAATATCATTTTATCAAAATTTTCTTTACCTTCTTCATTAAGTTCATAAAAAGGCTCTTTTTTTGTTGCTTTTTCTATGTATTGATTTACCTCTTTTAGGGACTGTGTGTAAACAATATATAAATTCTCTAAATTAATTCCGTCTGCCTCAATGTCTTCTAGCATATCGTCAATTGAACCGGATTCTCCATCTAGAAATAACACTCTAAATGGTTTCCCATCTGGTCTTTTTAAGTATAAAAACTGTGAAGATATTGTACTTTTACCAGTTCCTTGTTCACCAAAAAGTAACATTTGAATTTTACTTTGTACTTTTCCACCTTTTCTTGCAGTTGCCATATATTATAGTTACCTCCATTTTTATTATTCTTTTATATTCTCTAATTACATTTTAGATAATGGAAAGTGGTTTTTACCACTCTCCGTCATCTACGTCATTTACGCTACTTCCAGATCCCCAATCTCCTTGTGCATTACTTGACTGCTCAATTTTTTGAATAGCTTCTTCAATTTTTTCTTTAGTATAAGTAGTAGTATCTAATGTATTTCCCTTTGCTCCCGTAATTACTAATCTTCTTGTTGTTGGACTACCAATTTTTTTAGTAGGATCGCTTTCACCCCACGTATCATCATCTGTGACTGTTTCAACATTTTCTGATACTTCAATATGTCCATGAACTTGAATTGCATTATAAGATTTTAATTTCTGTTTAAAAGTATTAGCCAAAGCTTTATCTTTAACAATAAACTCAGCATCTTCAATAGATGAATATGTTACAATTTTAGTTGAAACAACAAATTCGTTATCTTTTTTGTCTATGCCCATAAATACGATTTGCTGACTAAAATCTGATTTGAGTTCAAAGTTTTCATCAGAAAAATCTAGATCTTTGCTACATAAGGAAATTTGTTGTGGTACAAATTTAATAGAACGTTTTTTTCCATCCTGACCTTCAAAACTACTAAACTCTATTTTACCTTTGGAAAAAATACTCATATCATCTTCTAATGTCTCTTCAATTTTTTTACAAGCGTCATATTCCGTAAGAGTTTGTTGAATGTTTTTACCACTTTCATCTTTTTCTAAACCAACCCTTAATCCAATAAGATTGTATCCTTCTTTATTAAATGTTTTTCTTTTATCCCATTTAACTTTTTCAGTAACAGATTTCCCTTCTTTATCTCTTGATGAAAAAACAACCTCATCTTTAACCATTCCATTAAGATTAAGATAAATAGATTTGTTTGGTTCTACTTCGACACCAAAATTTAGGATTCTCATATCTTTTAATGTCTTGGTTTTCTTTTCTGTATAAAATTTTTCCTTATCAGTTCCGTTAACAATACCTCTAATTTGATATAATCCTGTTGTTTCTTGTAAACCATGTTTTGTTTTTGCCATATGTATAAATACCCTCTTCCATTATTTTTATTTTATTATCATTAAGTAAATAATTATTATATTGCAATAGGTGGCGGTACTCCACGTTTAATTGCTTTCCAACCTGTACCTGAATTCTTCAAGCAAGCAATCAATCCTTTCTAAAATTTATAATAGCTTAAAATTTTCCTTTGAAGTGATCAACCAACCCTACACCGAATATCATGTTCCTTCATAAAGTCAACAATCTTCCTGTGTCCAATTACCTCTTCTGGTCTTAATTTCTTGTACTGCTCAATTGTCATTTGTTTGAGTCGTGCAATCATTTTCTTTACTTTTTTCCTACGATTGTATGATACACTCATATTTTTTTATATCTCCTTCTATTTATTATTTTAGCTTCTTTCTACAACTATAAACGATATACCATTATGACTCTTATGAAAATGTGTTGTTTCTAAACTATGTAAATCTGTTTGAATAAAATAATACTGATCATCTTCGCCTAGAATTACTCGATAAGAGTCTTTCGCAAATGTATCAAAGTCTTTAAGAAATCTTACTTTCTGCATGTTTCACCTCCTTCAATAAAAATACTGTGAAATAACTGTTCTAATTGGTTATCTTATGCGTTTCACACTCGTTAATAATTTCATTTAATCGGTCAATACGTGTCTGAATTAATCCATTATAAACTTCAACGCATTCTTCATATGTATTCGCATAGTGCCTAGAATAAATATCTACTACTTTACTTTTAACTGGTTCATCATTTTTATTAAGTGGTACAAATACTTGACTGCTATATTTAGGTTTCGTCATTCCTGCTTGACGCTTATCTAAAATAACTCCTCTTATTGGTAATTGTTTTAAATGTGAATAATCATAATTATTATCTTCGTCATACGCACATGCCCAAACTATACTTTTATGTCCTAAACTCTTTCTATCTAATTCCATATGTTTACCTCCAATCCTATTAAACTAAACTTTCAATGTATTGTCTTTTGTATTGTTTGTTATCTCATTTAATTCCAATCCAAGTAAAAAATCAGATGCTTGATGTAATGCTTCATCAATAGTATTTCCTGTAAACATTTTATCTTTAAGCAATCTATCTTCTTCATCTGGATCTTGATAATCTGTCATTCCAAAATCATAACCTTTGTTTGCAACCAACCAAACTAGAAACCCTTTATTTGCTCCTGTTTTTTCTTCATTAAGACACCTTACCTGTGCTACTCTTATATTGTTCATTATTGAGTTAATCAAAACAACATGCCTCCCTATTTATTATTTTCTACTAACTAAACTCAATAAAATTCCTCCAAAACAACAATTCACTACCACATCTATAGGCAACTCTTTCTAAACTTCTTTCACACCATTTTCTATAAGCTTCCTCGTCTTTAAATCTTGAGTCAATTCTTTTCTTAGCTTTTCTTACCAAGGATACACCCTTCATGTCTGAAATCTTTTGAGAATATTTTTTCATCTCAAAAATACTAAGATCAACCTCGATAACGCCTATATCCTTTGGAATCGTATCGATAGGAATAGTATTTATAGGACAAATTATGTATGTATAGGCACTTGCACAACAGAAACCATTGTTAAAATCACTTAAACTTGCTTTTGCTTCTATACCTTTCATATCATAATGAAACTTTCTAGGAGCAACACGTACTTTCTTCAAACCAACACAATCGATTATTTCTTTTCTCTTTTTGCCAATATCTAAGTCCCACATGCCTGATACTTCAGTTGCTAAAATTTTATAACCCCATCCAAAAAGTATGTATTTGGATATTTCCTTTAGTAAGAAATGTGTTTCTGTTTCATTTTTAGGTTGTTTGAAATTCAATTTACCACCTCGATTCCATCCTTTCTTATAGAATAACCTTCCTACTTTAGGATACCACAACCAAATTACAATTGCAAATAAATTATTTTATATTTGTTAATGTAATTCTCTTTTGGCATATTTTACATTTTTATTTAAATAAAATACAGCATCTTCAACTGCTAGTTTCATTACCGACACTTCCCCATCTATCAGACGTAATATTAAATCATAGGCCACTACTAAATCTTCATACATCTGTTCTTCGAGCTTTGACATCTCAACCTCCTTAAAATCCTCTTTCCCAAATAATCTTGACTTCACCAATTTTGTTTACAAAGAATTCATTATAACAATTTTTACACTTTCTTGGAGTAAATTCACTTATGTATTGGTAATGATATTTACCACATAGAGGGCAGTACCATTCATATTTATCCAAGGCAATCACTCCTATGTAATTATTTATTTATTAATTATATGTTACTCCTTTGTACCCCTTCATATCAGTATCCATTCTTACTTCTGTTTCTAATGAATATTCAATATCTAAATGTTCCAAAGCATTTGTAAAACCATCAAGAAAATCATCAGGATTACCATGAATATTGTCATTCCAATATATAATCCATTTTCTATCTTCATCAACTAAAGCGGTTTGTGCATAATCTCCAAATTGAACATCTTCAAAATTTACATCTTTAATTGATGTACATTCGCCATCATTAATTAATTCATCTAATAATTCTTGATCTATTACTGCAATTTGAGTTAGGTTTAACATTTATTTTCTCTCCTTTATATTAGTAATTTACTATAGATTGAATGATTTAATGGGTTATTTATTACCTATAATATCTTTTACAATCTGAGGTATTTTACTACCAATTGCTTTCCTAAGTGCTTGAATCTCATATCCTTCAGGTAAAGAATCACTTTCTTCTTTGAGAATATCTTCATAAATTCTAGTACCTAAATTACTAAGAATTAATCTCATATCTTCAATCCCAAAATCAGATTCAAGAATACCCTCATCAACTAATTTATATAACATCTTATCTACTCTAGCTTTTGTAACACACATATTAGCAAATTCTTGTTCAGGCGTAGCAGGTCGATTAGGATCTTTAGGTGGTTTCTGTTTTTGTGTTTCTGCGAATTCTTCATGGACTAATTTTACAAAACATTGATGTCCATATTTGTCTCTGTATTTCACATTCTTAACTACAATTCCCTCACCAAAATTTACTGCCATATCTGACTTACCAACAAAACTCATCAAATGTTCGAACGATATGTATTGACCTTTATATAAGATTGGTACTGTATTAAGACCTAATCTATTTGCTTCATTTTCCATAATGTCATCTGATAAGTATTCTTGTAATTCATCATCATAAACACTAAATAAATAGAATTTTTGATAGCACTCTTGTTTATATTGAATCTTATGTGATACCAACCATTCTCCGAAATACCTATACCTTGGATTCAACAATTCAGGTTTAATTCCTTGAACCCATCCATAATATCCTCGCAAAGTATTAACCTCATCTACTGGAGTGTTTCTTGAAAATCCATCCACCTTATTTTCTTCATTTAATTTAAAGCTTGAATTTGCTCCATCTAGTTTTTCAGTTACCTCTATATAGTCTCCTTCATTTAAAACACCCACTGTTGATCTATGCCCTAGTCGAACAACATCAGTATATTTTTTAATTTCTCCCATTAACACTTCTCCTCTTTAATTATTTTCTTATTACTACTTAATCTCAGCAATCTCTTCTACTTGATGACCGCCACAATTCAAACACCTGATAACCAAACATAATTGATGAGAATCATCTAATCTAACGCTTTCCATTAAAGTAAGATGTACTCCACAATATTCACAAGTTTTTAAGAGTTTTATATCTTGCATTTTTTCACTCCTTCCATTAAAGCAATTAAAATCAAACATTTATGCTATTTTCTATCAAGATATATTTGAGTAAACACTGATGCTCCTCCTATTGCAACAGCGTACCAATATTGAGCATGTATGGGTATTTGTGGATATAAGTAAAATCCTAATGCAGTAATAACAATTGTACTAATCATTCCTAACATTATTTTCCCTCCTTTCTATAACCGATTAAAAACTACATTTGCTTTGAAATTAATAAGATTCTTCTTGAAAATCTTGCATTTCTAGTTTCCCATCTTCATTTATCCATGCCATTGCATAACAATTAATTTCATAACCAGGGCTATCAAATCCTCCGCAATGACATGTATCGCACTGAATATTAAATTTGGTTCTTACTTCTTCTGCAACCGTTTCAACATACTCGCCAACAGGAGAACACTCTTGATTATCGACTAATTCAGCCATTCTAATAGCTACAAAATCATTTATTTTACTCATTTTTATATTCTTCCTTCTTTCCCATAAATTCTTAATTTCATCCTAATTCAATTGCTTTAAATTGTTGTTGTAAATGTTCTAATTTCTGTTTAGCTAAATCCATTAGACTTGGATTAATAAACAAATCACAGAATTCTTTGTTACTAATATTAAGAACTCTCAGTATATCTTTAGAGGTTATACCTTTCTTTTCTTGTTTTAATACGAAACTAACTTCTTTAACTTCAAAATCTCCCTCTAGAGACTGAATAAATTTTTCTGCTTGCTTAATTTGAGAATTTAATCCTTCTAATTTTTTAAACTTGCTATGCATTTCTTCAAAATCTTTAATTTCCACTTTATTCCTCTTTCCCAACCCTATAGAAGAGTCATTTGTTTGTATTTAAATTACAATCTTTTGTTTCTTTATTCCAACGTTTACATTTTTCTTCACTACATAAATTTCCTAGATGCTGACCATCTAATACTTTCAACATACATAATCTAACTTTAATATCTTCCTGTTTATTCATACTACCCTCCCCAGAAATGAATTGTTTTAAACTTTTAATATACTTTTCACTTCTTGAAATACTTTAAGTGCATCTGGATTATATTTTATTCCAAAATAACGTTCATCTCTATGCTCTCTAATATCCATATCTGAACACTTCCCTAAAGCCAATAATATTGTTCCTAAATCACTTTCTGAAATTAAAATAGTAAATTGTTTTTCTAAATTTTCTATTTTGATTAATTTCATTTTAATTATTATCTCCTTCCAAAATAGTAATCAATGGTGCGGGGTTAATCATTTTGCCTAATAATTCTTCTCTGATTATTTCGGTGATTTTCCCTAAAATTTCAATAATATTCTCAGAATCAGATTCAAAAGTTAATTTATATTCAAATTTATTCATAATGTCAAACATCCTTTCTATCCAATTTTGTATTCCCTTTCATATCTAATACCTAATTCCTCATTTAACATGTTATACTTTTTCATATCTTTCTCGAACCAAGATGTATCTGTTCCAGGATAATTCTTAATCCAAAGCACACAACCCTCACTTACTAAAAACGTTAAGCATCCATATAGACATAATTCTTGTGAACCTAATTTTACTTTCTTAGCTAAATGATAATTTCTGGTTAATTTCTTTTGAACCATTTCATATGTAAGAAGTTTATTACCCTTTACTTTATTAGTATAGCAATCATATACATGATCATTTAGAGTTAGAATTTGAATATCTTCTTCATTATTTTTAGGTTTTATATTCCAAAATGCCATTAATTATTTCCCTCCTCCACAATCTCATATTCACCATTAAATATTGAAAATTCACCTCCGTTTATAATTATCTCAGCATGGCCCTCCTCATCAATTTCTGCTTTAAATATCTGCCCAATCACCTTTATTAATCTTTTCTTTTGCTTCCTTAATATTCTCTGCCGAAACATATCCTTTGCCAATACTATTTACTTCAATAAGAAAACGAAAACTTTTCATATTTTTTCACCCAGATCCTTTCAAACAGAATTTTTATTTGGTTAATTCTCAGTACACATAAACCATTTACCACGCTCTATCATTCTTTGGTTTAATATTACTGTTGCGTTGTTCTTGGAAAAATCAAATTGCCAAATTGAATAATTAACTCTACATTCAATTTTATATCCTAATGTAAATTTATGTAATGCTGTACTTAAATCTGTTTCTATCCAATTTTTATCTTTGTTCATACCGAATTCTTTTTTACAAGTTAAACACCAGTCACTATCAGATGGTAAAGAACACATTGAACAATCACCATCAAACATACTCATATTAATCTTATCCCTCCTATAAATCTAAGATCCATTTTACTAAGCAAACTGTTTAAATACCTTCTCTGATTCTTTACCCATTGTCTCACCCATCATTGCACCAGCAGATGCCAATTGTTCTTGAACTTTAGAAACATTAATCCTTACTTCTTTCTCTAAAACATCACAAACATCTAAAGATACACTGATATGATAGACTGCTCCAGTTTGTTTTTGTTCTTTAGTCCATCCTACAATTGTACTTACTCCATTTTTGGCATTGTCTAATTCCTCTTTAGTCGTGTAAAGGTGTAATGTTAATCCTGTACTTTTAATCATTTTTATTTTTCTTCTTTCTATTAATTTTATTTATTATTTATTTCATCTACTTCAGCCCAAATTGCTGTTAATAAAAGTATTACTGCGCTTACTGGTTTACCAACATAAGAAAAATATATTGCACTAGCAACCATAGCTATATGTAACCATTGATTTAATTCGTGTTTGGTAAATTTATTAAACATTTATTTTACTCCTTTTTATTCCAATAGAATCAACTTATTAACTGATCTTATTCATCCATTATTCTAGTATTGCAATTACAATCCGATTCTTCATCATCTTCTAGTGGACACCATTCAGAAAAATAATCTTTATCTGTTTGCATATGTATGAATTTCCAATTCTTTTCTCCAGCAACTTTACATCTGTATTCACTGATGGTTTTGCCAGTTTTAGTTTTTGTGTTCATTGAAAAGATATTAGGGCAATTTAAACAATGAGTAACTTTTTGTGTATATAGTTTTATGATTTACTCACCTCCTTCCCTAACCCTATAAATGAAACCTTTCGTGCTATTTATATATACATTTATTATATATTATTCATGCTATTAAGTCAAATAATTATTTTATATTCATTATGCCTAGAACTTAAACAATCCTTCCATGAACATTTCTTTATATGGCGTATCAATACAATGTCTTCCGGCTTCAAAATGTTTTAAGTATTCCAGTATACCTCTTGCATCCTGTCTATTTAAATCAACGAATTTAACAATATTCATTTTTCCTTCAATACACACTACCGCCCAACTATGTCCTTGATCTGGTTTACATACATCTGTTCCAATATGCACAACATTTTCCACAGTATTATGTAAAACATTTACTGAATTTTGAAAATGTGAAATATATTTTGCATTTTCATTTATTAGTTTTCTTAGATATGTAGTTTTGTCATGTATATCACTTTCAATATCTGAAAATCGTATGCTATTAAATGTTTCGTGGTCTTTAAAATTTGATTCAATGTCTCCTACTCCCAGAAAATCTCTTAATTTAAATCGCAACCAGTTCTTAAATTTATTCATATTTTCCTCCTTATTTATTATATTACTTCCTCATAAACCCCAATCCTTCAATTGCGTCTCTGTATTCTTTTAATCTATTTTCCATATTTTGACCTTCTTTTAATGCTAAAAGTACCACATCACGAATATCATCTGCTATATCTTGTACTTCATAAAGAAGATCTTCTATTTCATCATATGAATTGTTCTTAATTTTTAAAATTTCAAGTGCTTTATCTTCTATATATTGATGATAAGTACAAATTTGTTCATTTTCTTTTGGTTTTCGCATAATTTATCCTTCCCTTTAAAAGTTTACTTTATTTTATTAATTTAATTCCCCATCTACATAAAAAATTCACATGGGTTTCTTTGTCTTTTATTAAGAAATCAAAATATATATTTCTTTTTGCAAACCAATCATCAATATCAAGTAATAAAAATCCTAACCAATTACGCATCTTTGAAAAAATCTCCTTTAAAATTTGGATTTCATGGGATATTAGTATTTGAAAACAAGAGCATTTGGAAGCATAGTGGAGTATATGGAAGATGATTATTTTGTCTTTATATATTTTTCTAACATTTTATATAGTTCAGGTTCATTACAAAAATCATCAATAGGATATGCTGAACTTCTCTTACCTCTTAAATTATTGGGGTCAGGAAATCCTATAATATCTAACTCAGATATCAAACCAACATAGATATCATTTCCACTGTTTACTTTTCCAATGTGTTCTAAAAACTTGTCTTCCGCATCTTTCTGACTCTTTGCTTCAATTCTAACTACGTGTAATTGAACATAAGGTTCATCATAAATTCCTATATATTGAGCGTACATCCCATCATACTCCTCTATCATTGGATTACCCATATTTTATTTTGAGTCTCCACTTTAACACTACCATTCTCTAAATGCTCTACATTAATAACTTTTTCGTGGTTAAAAAATGAACCTTTTTCATAAACTACCAATAATGGATTGTTAACAATTATTACGGTTTTACTCATATCCAACTCTTTATGTAGATAATGAGAGCAGACATCAATATTAGTATTTTTGTTTTTAATTGATGTAATTTTCATACATCCTCCTTGAAATTATTTTTTATTTCTTTTAATATTCACACTCTGGACAAAATGCTCCTGCATTTTCAATCTCATATTCGATTTTATTATCTTTTAATGCTTTAAGATAACCTATAATTTGATATTCAATTTTATCATGATAGTAATCACCAGAAAGTAATTCAATAAAGAATAATTCATCTTTCTCATTTTCAATTTTTAACAGTCTTTTACGCCCACAATCACAATTTGTAGATTCTTTTATTAATCTCATTTTTATAATCCTCCCTCTTTTATTTATTTTTACTATCAAAATAATTGCTCAAAGATTCACCATACCACTCCCAATTATCCACTCCACCATTTTCCAATGCAGTTAGTATTTCATCTCTATGTATAAGTTCATCATATTCCTCTTTGGAAATTGCATTTTTAGTATTTTTAATTTTAATGCTATTTCCTGTAATCGCATTAATTAACTCAGACATAGAATTATTGATTTCAGATTTTACTTGATTTTGAATATCTGAATATAAGTTACTATACAGTCTATCAATAGTTTCAGATTTAATTTCATCCATAATTTCTTCTTCAGCAAGATCAAGTGATTTTGTCACATCTTTACTAAATGTGTCTTCATACTTCTTTTTATATTCATCTTTAATTTCTGAAATTAATTTTTGATATACCTTTTCTTTAATTTCCTTTTTAATTTCATCTCTGATTTCATATTCATCTTTATATGTAAGAGATATCTTATTTTTCATTTCGTTTTTAACCTGATTAATTGCACTAGTGGTAATGTCATCAAAAGTTGCTTCTGACATTTCTTTAATTACCCCCCAACTTAATACCCTCAAAAACTTCTTCGAAATCAAATTCAAATTTAAGTGCCGTACTCATTATATTAACTCCTCATTATTTAATAATTTTACACTATTTTTATATTTTATTAATTTTATAGATGCATTATTGTCATCTAAATACGTTTCATAAGACTCTTCGCACCACATTCCTTCACAAGATGAATATCCAGAAGGTGTGACACAGGATTTATGCTCTCCATAATCTGTTCGATAACAATAGTCACAAATTGTTTCATCGTCGCACATTTCTTCAAATGATTTTAGTACCATACTTTTCTCCTTTAAAATTCTTTTTTATAGTAACTTTATTTCGTCACTAGACCAATAATCTCCCAACTCTAAACACCTATAAATTTGTTTTTCTCCGCACCAATGAGTTTTTTCGACGGTAACATAGCATCCAATGAATTTTCGTTTCCACTTCTTATTGTTTTCATTATTATTATCATTTAACTCTTTATAAAGATGATACATTCCAGTCATATTAGTTTCGTCTACAGAAATAATAATTGCTTCATATTGTTGAGAGTGATAGTGTACATGACAATCATAAATAGTACCTGTTTTTATTCCTATGTAATTGCCATTTTCATTGCGAAGACATTCTTCGTTTAACCCTGTTTTATTATTGTTCCATACAGTTAATATTTCCATTTTATTTTCCATCCTTTAAAATCAGTTCTTTATGCTATTTAACATTTTCATTCAATTCATCTATCATTTGATTGATAAGTTTTACTTTCGAAATTGATCTGCTTTTATCATCTCCAGACAAATAATTCTTGTTCTCATATTCTAAAGTTTCCATTGCTAATAAAATAGCAAGATTAGATTTAAATATTTTCTTAGATTGTAAATCCATTTATGCATCCTCCTTTTATAAGCAGTTAAAATGTTAAGTTCGTAGTAGTTCTTTCCCACACATAGGACAATAATTTATTTTTATTTGTACTGATTCAGTAGCATCGCATAAATAAGGCATAACCGTCATATCCCCATCATCTTCTATGTATACTTCACGTAAATTAGGATTGTTGCATTTACTGTCAAAATATAGTGATTTATTTTTCGTACAATAATCACATGATTTTTCATAATCTAATTCATCTTCAGCGAACAACAAAAGTGACTCATCATCAAATTCAACTGCATATGGATATTCCCTATCAACTATTTCTGTTACTATACCAATTTGATTTATAAAATTATTTGGATCGTAACCTGAAGTTTCTTTATCAAATTTTATAATTTTAACTTTATCCCCTATTTTATATCTCATTTATTATTTTCCTCCTTTAATTTTTATCCCTTGAAAGATTCGTTTTATCTGATTTATCTCAATAACTTAAATCCACCCTTAATCAACCAATGCTTTACTTCTCTTACTTCTTCTATGTCTGTACCTTCAGTAATCATAACACTTTCAATATGAACAAATTGATTAGATTCGCCCATTCCCAAATATTCATCCGAAAAGTATAAATAGAGCCAAATCTTATCATTAAAGATAATAATATATTCTCTTGTACTATCAGGAAGAGGCATACTAAATCCTGTATCTCCTTCTTCTATCTCGACTTCATCTATGAGATAGGAAAGGAAGTCTGCCATTTCTTCTTCATCACTTCTATATGTATCCATACCATAGAATTCACTTCTAAATATCTTGTGGTATTCCGGTTCATCTCTTCTAATACCATCAAGAGAAATCATTTTGCCTTCTTTAACTAATTCTTTATGTTTGAAGTATGCATTGATTCTTCTTACACTATCTTTTTGATCTTTGTATTTAATTACTTTCATTATTATCTCTCCCCTCATAATCCTCAACAATTTTCCAAAACTCACTTGTTTTTAATTCAATAAACCCCTCTGGAGTATCTTCAAAATTATATTCGTTTGCAAAAGAGCAATATACTTTTTCATCTATAGAAAATATTCTTGAACGATTTTTGCCTAAACAATTCATAAAACTAAAACCAACATATGGTTTATTTATAATTTTAAATTGTTTTCCCTCTAATAATTTCCCCCATGCTTTACCAATTTTCGAATTAGATTTGAAAGCCCTTAAATCGTTTACCAATGGTTTGCATAATGATTTACAAAATGCCTCCAAATCATTTTCAGTAGGTACAATATAAAATGTATTACCTTGATTTGCATACTCTTCTGTTTCAATCCCTTGAGAATCCATAAATTCTTTTGAGATATCACATAATAGCTCTTGATTATATTTATATTCCATATATTGATTATATAAATTTGCTTGATTTGTTACTTCAAAATATCTTTCCATTATTTAATTTCCTCCACTTCAACTTCACAATCTTCATCTTCGCTTTTAATAATTATATTTATTCCTTTATTAACATCTTTTTCATCTTCAACACTCCAAGACTTTTTACCATTGATCAACACTTCTCCATATCCTTCAATAAAACTTTGTTCAAATCTTGCTCTACATTGTGCTAAATATTCAGCATGTTCTTCATAAGTATCAAATCCATGAAAATATCTTGCGAAATCTTCCATCCATTCTTCAGTAATAATATTCTCATCAATCTCAATTATGTATTCATCAGTTCTGGTTATTGTTGTTTTGAATCTTTTCATTTATTAATCTCCTTTATTTTATTATATTTCGACACAACAAAAGGTAGTATTTAAAGCATCTCATTTCTTCCAACAATTTTATAATTCCCACACTCAACCTCTGATAATGGCACTAGGTCTTCAAATCCATCTGGAAATTTAATTACATAACATAATCTAAAATCTGAACTTAAATTTGGCATTACATTATGCACTCCAATTATTGTTCCTTCATTTTCATATCCTTTATGGTGATATGCATTTATACTAATTGGTATTAAATACGTATCGTATCTAATCATTATTTTCACTATCCTCCTTAAAAACAAAGGTGTAATATATTTTATTTTCCACTTATTATATTACACCTTAAAATCCTAAAAATCAACTATAAATTAACTCAACAATTACTCTAACATGATGAACAAATAATTCGTCTTTGTAATTATTTTTATTTTTCATTTTAAAATCTAATGCTTCTTTTGAATTTTTAAAATGTCTTGATCTTAAAGGATCTGTGATAAGGATTTTGCTACTACTGTGATTGATGAATCCATTACCTTTTTCATTACCTAACACATAAAATGTTTTAATATAACCATTAGGAGTAGGAATATTATTCATAATAATCACCTCATTTCTGCATTAACATTGTAGTTGGTTCAGTGATTATTATTTTCGGGTTATGTGGTTAGTATGCATAATAACAGGCAGAAAGTCAAATTTATTTTAGATTTTAATTTCTAGACAATTTTTGATATTCTTTCTGGATACCCTCCCAATTTAATCTATTAACATCTCTTCTCGCATTATTAAAATCTTTAAAATCAAATATTCCTAATTCCTTTGCCCTCATCCAAACTTTATCTCTAAGATAATTTGCATTTTGATTAATTGCTCTTAGCTCATGAGCATTTGCTGGTTTAGTAAACCCTTGACTATCTAAACCCCCATGACAGACGTTCCTATTAAATTTCTCACAATTGTATTCATAGTCAACCCATAATTCATATGCACTTGAATAACATTCTGATGGTTGATATAATTTTCCTAAATATTCACGCCTAAATAATTCTTTGTTGTTCATGTTAATTCCTTTCTAACAATCCATTTCATTCCCAAAATTTATCATCTGAAATGTCTTTATATCTAACAAATCCAATTACTATTTCATCTTCGCCATGTACAGGATTTTCAAAATTATCAACATAATATTTATTGTTTTTACTTATCCACGCATAACCAACATAGTCATTAAAATCTTTTGACTCATTTCCAACCCATATATAAGGTTTTAGTATCTTTAAAATAACTTCATCTTTAAATCTTTTGTCAATTATCATGCAAATATAAAAATCATTACCTTCATAAATTGCGTCCTCGTTAGTTTTGTTTATACATTCATTAAGAGGGAATTTTGTTTCCATGTGTTGTAACAATGAATTAAAATTTGATATGTTCATTAAGGGTATCTCCTCTCATATTTTAATCATAAATAAAATTGAGATACAAATTCAAGATGTTCAATAATTTCATCAAGTTCTAATATTGTACCTTTCGACATCCCTTCAACACCTTTTAATTTATTTATAAGCATTATTGCCTTTCTTATACCTTGCCCTCTGGTCATAATCAAACTCCTTTCTTAGTACGATGAAATATTCATTTTGTAGTATTTAATCTCCATTGTAGATATTCAATTTCTTTCCTCATTTGTCCGAAAACAGAACCAATAACCACTGCTTCATCATAATGTAATTTATTTATATTAGTGGCTGAAGATAATATTTTCCATAATTCATCTAACGTTTCTTTGTTCATTTTGCCTATCACTCCTGCCTTTCATCACATTCATTTTCAAATGCACAACCATTACATAACCACACTTTGCACTTTTCACAAAAACACATTGAAAATCATTTGGATCGTTCATTATTAATCTCCTTCCTAATTATCACTATCTGTAAGAAAATCTGCTTCAATTTTATTGATATATACTCTTGGATAAAAGAATTCGCATTTATCAAATTTTGCAAGAATGTTAAAGGTTATATTGTCTTTATTTTGTTTAAAAATTATTTCCTTAGCTAAAGATAAATCAAACCCTGAAATACAATTCACACATTACCCTCCTCACTTGAAACGCTTCTTTGATTCTGGTTACTCATCTGCTTGATGTAGTAATTTCTTCATGTATTTTTCCAAACTAATTTTTATATTGATCATAGTATTAATATCTCTACCATAAGCACGACCAAAAGCTTGCTTTTCTATTTTAATTTCTTTCTCTAACCATTTAACGCAACCTCTAACACCCTCAGATTTATAAAATAATTCCCTATTCATTTCATTTTTATCTCCTTCCTCATGAAATGTATCATTGATTTGATTTTACTTTCTTATTATTTTTCCTTAAATAACAGTCTATATAATAAGTATTTAAATTACGATCTAAATGCCCATTTTCATTACAAGGTCTATCTTTGATTGGGATAATATTGTAATCACATTCTACACAAATATCTTTTAACTCTTTAAAAACATCTTTACTCAATTTATTCTCCTCTTTTTATTTTCTCTTCAATTTCTTTGATTGCTCTTTCTTCTTGTTTAATAATTCCTTTTGCTCTCTTTAACAATTCTTTTCTCAACTCCATATTAGTCATATCATTTACATATCCAAAAGTAGTCATCATATTACCACATGTTAAGAATAATCTAGGGTCATCTGCATGATTTGATTGTGCTACAATTACTGGACTAGAATGATTTCCAATACTGTAATCATTAATATATCTCCCACAACCCCTGAATTCATCTATTCCATTCATACCTGCATTAATATTATCAATGAATTGTTGTTGATTCTTTTCAATAACGTGCCACGCATCGTTTAAAATTGTGATTGTTGTCATATATCCCATTATTATTTCATCCTTCCTAAAATCAATTAAAAATGCAATTTTAAGCGAACAACTTATTAAATCTATCGACCGTAGATTCAATTTGCTCTTTAATTTCTGCTTCCTTCAATTTCTTATTCTCCTCAATATTTTTATGATATAAGTTAATCTTTGACTTAAGATCATTTAAATAATTAGTAATTAATTTTACCCAATTCCCTTCATGTTTCCAACCATAATATTCTGTCCATCCATTCTGACCACCTAAAACTCCATAAACTTCAAAACGATTACTAGAATTAATTAATTCTTTGTCAGTTAAACCATGTATATTTTCAACTAAGAATACTCTAAAACATTTACCTCTTGCATGGTCGCTTAATGCATATATAATATTACCATTAATATAGCACTCCTTGCCTAGACCCCATGCGTCATCTGTGTTTAGTCTTCTTAAATTACCTATCTTAAATCTATCTGCCTCTGAAATAATATTATAATATCCTCTTGCACCTTTCATAATTTCTCTCCTTTATAATTATTTCCCAATAAGTTGTTCTTTTCGAAGGGTTTACTTATTTGGTAAATCGTTAATAATCAAACCAATTATTTGTGATATATTTAAATCTTCAAATAATCCTTCATTCTTCATATCTTTTGCCATTTGATACATAGCACCATAAAGAAAATAAAGTTTTTGTTCTTCGGTCATCTTCTTCATTGTCCGTACTCCATTTCTAATGCCTTCTCCCAACAACTAGTGCAAAAGAATACTGGGCAACCACTTTCTTTTTTATCAAAAAGATCAAATTCACTAGGGCAACTTCCTCCAAGTATTAAATCTGCTAAATTCTCATTGCTCATTTTTGCGAGTGTTTGGTTAAACTTTTCTCTTCCTGTCTTTTATTTGTTTCCTTTCTACTTAACATCAAACCATAATTTTATCTGTTGATTTTTACTATCCCGTATGCAAAAGAAATACCCATATTATCATCTGTAATTAAACAATCTTTGTTTTTATCGTACTTCAATTTAGTAATATAATATCCATGTATTATTTTTCCTTCGTAACCATTTTCCATAACGTGTGGCATTGAAATTATATCACCTTCTTTTAAAATGTTTTCATAAATATCTTTAATTTCTTTCATATATACCAGTCCTTTCTATTTTAATTATTTAATTTATTAATCTACTTTTGCTTATTCCAATTGCTTTTTGATTAATATCGCAACCTATGTATTGTCTACCTAATTCTTTAGCAACCACTAATGTAGTACCACTCCCACAAAAGAAATCTGCTACAATATCGCCTTCATTACTACTTGATTTTATTATTCTTTCTAATAATTCTTTAGGTTTTTGAGTATCGTAATCCAACCTCTCATTCCCCATAGAATTAATCATGTTGATATCATCCCATATATTTTCAATTGGTATCCCTTTCAATTCCCAAGTATATTGTTTATACTCAGGATATTTCGCATTTTCAGAATATCTTAATCTGTTCTCTTTTTTGTATTGATTATATCTATCTTCTGAATATGTTGCCATAACTTGCCATCTATACTTACCACGTTCATCCTCATATTTAAATCTTTCATAATATTCTTTAGGATAATCTTTATATTGAATATTAAAAGTATATTTTTTGCTTTTTGTGTAAAACAATATATTATCATTTGAAATTGAAAAATTCTTTGTTTTTGCTTTAACTGTATTTGTTCTTCTTTTCCAAATTATTTCCGACTTGAAGTTTTTGTTTCCGAATAATTTATCCATTTCTATTTTTATGTAATGAGACAATCTGCAATCCATTTGAAGATAAATACTACCAGTGTCTTTTAACACTCTATACATTTCAATTAATCTTGGTTTATACCATTCTATTGCTTCTTGTGGAGTACCTAAATTATCATCATAGTCTTTAAATTTTTTACCTGTATTGTACAAAACATCACAATAAATTAAGTCTAAATAGTTGTTTGGTATTTGCTTCAGCAATTCAAGATTATCCATATTATAAATTTTATCAATTTCTATATCTATTACATCCTTTCAAAATTATACTCCTTCAATACTTCCGTTGGTATCGGTTTTTTATCTTCAATAGCATTAAGTACACAATCTTTATGCCACTGTAGATATTCGTTTACATATTCTTCTTTTGTTAATTGGTTTAAAAACATTCTAGTATGTAATAATTTCTTTTTAGATTCACTTCTCATTTTCTTTGTTAATTTATTATATTCATTCATCCTATTTTGATTGATATTATCATATATTTCTTCTAATTGAGTTTTATATTTTTGACTAGTTAATTCCCATGCATTTTTCACAATAAATCACCTTTTAATCCGATAAAAGTTAAATTTGGTTGGATTGCTCTACAAACAAATATTCTTTAAATAATTTTTCAGCTTGTTCTCTACCATGTTCTTGTGCGAATTCTCTTACTCTACTTGTAAAATAATCCATTAAAACTTCTCTGTAAACCTTTTTTAATGATTGAATGTTTTGTTTATTAAGTGATGCTAATACATCTTCAGGAGTTACATCTTTAATGATTTCTTTAATTACTTGTTCTCCAATATCATAAATATTTAGTCTTTTAACCGCTTCATTAAGTCCTCCGTAACCTCCATTTAATTCCCAACCACTTTTCCATGAATCTCTTCTTAAACCCAATTGTTTAAATACAATATCTTGCCCTGATTTTTCTAATTGACTTTGAATTGTTTTTCTCAAATTCTCTTCCGATAAATTACCTTGAACATATTTTTGTAATTCCTCTTTAACGATTTGTTTTACACGGTCGATTGAGATTTCTTGTTTATTGTTGCTCATTTATTCATTCTCCTTTCGATTCAAACACTAAATCAATAATCTTATTTCTCATATCCTCATCAATAGGACTACCACTTGCAGAAATATGTCCACCTCCACCGAACGCACTAGCGACAATACTCAAGTCAATACCTTTCTTCACAGTTCTATAACTAACAGAATGAGATGGATTAATAATTGCAATGAAATCTAGTTCTGGATGTAATTCAGATAATTTATTACCCAATTCTGAAGAATATCTTTCTGCGAAAACTACTCCTGCCTGATACCCTCGAATATCTTTTACGATGATTGATTCGTTTTTAGTGTCTATGTAACTATCAATTTTTTCTTGGTTCCTTCTAAGCAATACGTAATCTTCTTCTTTTAATTCAAATTCACGCATCATCGTAAATTGGTTTAAGACGTTATATACAAATGCTTCTCTTCCAATAATATACATTAAGTCATTTACTTGTTTAGGAATAATATTATTATATTTATTTTTCCATTCCCATGTGTCATATTGCCTAACTATTTCAACAAAACTGTCAGCGTTTTCTAAGATATTATATCTTGTATGATATTCTGGAATATAAAACAATAAGATATTTTGATAAAACATATATGTTCCACTATTTTTTCTATCAACTAAACCTTCGCTAACATCTACCCATCTATATTTATTTAGTCACAAAGCAGTTTTATGATGATCCAACAATACAAATTCGTGTTCTTGAGTAAATACATTATCAATTAATTTTGCCACTTCTTCATTTACTGAAATATCAGTAATAAATATTGTATCATAATCTTTATATTCTTCTGACTCTATGTATTGTTTGATTTTATCATTTACGTTATCATAATCACAGTATTCAATATTAATTTCTGGAAAAGCTAATTTACCTATAATTCCACAAGAAACACCGTCTAAATCTGTATGCGTAAACAATTTTACTTTCATTTATATAATCCTTCTTCCTTCTTTAAAAATAACATAAAAGAACTTTTTATGGTACTACTTTTCACCTAAATATTCTTTTACCCTACTCCTTAATTCTACAACTAAATTTTTCATATCTTCATGTATTTGATTTTCTGCTTTTACTGCATCTTCTGAAGTTTTATCTATGACTCCATAAACCTTCATTAAAGCTTTTTGAAGTAATTCTGTATCTTCTTCAGTTGAACCATATCCATCAGCATACATATCACTTTCAAGTAAAGCTCCATAAAGTAAAATTTCTGTTTTTGTCATTGCTGTTTCAGTCATTATTTTATCATCCTTTCTATTCTCTAAAATACTTATCTGTTTCTTCAAATGTTAAATATAGTAGAATATCATCTCCATATACCTCTATTTCATCGTCTCCAATTTGTTCGCCCCTGTAATAATTGCCAACTTTAAATGATGAACTATGGGGTATAGGACGAATTAATTTCATATAACTTTCTTTTAAACCCTCTAACAATTCTTCTCTTGTCATGTTGTCAAAATCCATTTATAATTACCTCCTCCAACTTATGAGGTTTCTATATAATTATTTTAATGATTTTAATGTCTTAACAACTTTATTGTGCAATTTCTTTGTCATGGTAGACACTTGAGAATCAGTTGCCACATGAAACATACACATATTTATAGAATTTCTAATCTCCTCAAATATCTCTGCTTTATCTCCTAATGTATAACCCTGTTCATTTGCTTGTTTTTCTAATGGATCATATAAAACTCCATAACTAAATCCTACTTTATTTTCACTCATAGTAAATACCCCTTTCTTCTACCCTTTAAAATTGGGCTATGATTGTATTGTAATTTCTAAATCTGTTAATATCTCACATATAGTTATCCTGTGATTTGTTACATTTTTATCTAGTTTACATTCTGAGCAATTCATACCACATTGCCAATCTTTATGTTTAAATATAACTTTTAATAATTCATCCTTAATTACTTCATCCAATTAAATTTCAGTCCTTTCCAACAAAATCGATATTCTGAAGGGGTTGTTGAATAATAAGGACTAACAGTTACAAAAGTGAAACACTAAGCCAAAAAGCCTTTTGTAATTTTCAGTGACCAAATCCTAGTTAGTCCTTAAACATTTCGTGTTATAAATTGAGCAAACACCCAGTTTTATTATTAATCACACCGTTTGGGATTCGGTTTTTATTGTGACTGGATCTGTTTTTCAACCCCTCGCTCAATTATTATTCTAATCTATTTCCCCTATCATCGTTAAAAATTCATTCTCTTGTAATACTTTAACTCCTGCGTCCAATGCTTTTTGAGTTTTTGAAGAACCTTTTAATTTTCCTACAACTAAAAAATCCAAAGATTTATTAAATCCATTTGCAAATTCTCCACCTAATCCCTCTACAATATTCTTTAATTCTTCCTTCTTATACGATTCGAACGTGCCTGTACAGTAACACTTTTTACCACTTAAAATACCGTCCACATCACTCACTTCCTTCTTTCCCTCACTCTTAAATGTAATGTATTCTAACAACCCTTCTACCAGTAAACGATGATCTTTATTATTGAAATAACTGTAAACACTATCAGATGTAATTGGACCAAAATCCTTTACTTTTAACAATTCTGTTTTTGTTGCATTCATAATATCATTTATATTATTATTGAAATGATTACATAAATTCTTTGAACCTCCTAACCCAATATCATCAATCCCCAGACTAAAAATAAATTGTTGCAATGTTGCAGTTTTACAATTTTCAATAGATTGAATTAGATTATTATATTTCTTGACTCCAAATTTAGGTAACTTGATTATTTTCTCCCTTCTACTTTCAAGACTAAATAAATCCAAAACATTATCAATAATTCCATTTTTAATAAATAATTCTGCTGTCTTCTCACTAAATCCATCAATATTCATAGCTTGAAGACTACCAAAATGGTCTATTGATTTTACAATTTGTGCTTTACAGTTTAGTGAATTCATACAAAAATAATGTACCCCATCTTGAACTAATTCACTTCCACATGATTGACAATGTGTTGGCATTTTAATATCTGGCATATCATCTGTAACACTATCTTCCACAACACCTAAGACTTCAGGAATAACGTCATTTGAGCGTCTTATAAATATTGTTGCACCAATTTTAACCCCTTTGCGTTTAATATCATCCATACTGTTTAATGTTACATAATTTACAGTCGCTCCCATCAATTCAACTGGTTCTACTAGACCTCTAGGAGTTACTTTTCCAGTTCTTCCTGTGTTGAATTCTGCATCCAATATTTCTGTTGTTGCCTCTTCTGACTCATATTTATATGCAATTGCCCATCGAGGAAATTTTGTAGCAAATCCCATTAATTCTCTTGTTTGAATATCATTGATGCTTACTATTGCGCCATCTATTTCATAATCTAAATTTGGTCTAAGTTTTTCAATTAATGCAATTTTCTCTTTAACTTCTTCAATAGTGTTGCAGAGATAATAATCTTGATCAACTGGCAATCTCATATCCTCAATGAATTTCATCATATCCATGTAAGTATTAAACTTTAATCCCTCGCTATAACCGATATCATAAAAGAAAGCATCTAAATTTTTATTAGCAGTTTCATTTGCATCTAAATTTTTGATTGCTCCAGATGCACCATTTCTTACATTTTTTAAAGGAATTTGAACAGCTTCATTATACTTATTAAATACACTTTTCTTCATATACGCTTCACCATGTACTTCTAATAAAATATCGCTGGGGATACTTAATGGAATTGATTTGATTGTTTTAACTTGTGCTGTAACTAATTCTCCTTTAATTCCACCAGTGCCTCTAGTTGCAGAAGACAATAGTATACCTTTGTATGTATTATTGATTGTGAGACCATCGAATTTTTTCTCTACAACATATTGAAGTTTTGGTAATTTATTTTGTTTTGCAAATTGTATATTTTTATTATGCCAAATATCAAGTTCTTCTATATTTTGTGCCTTATCCATCGAATATAATCTGGCTTTGTGTTCATGTTTCTCAAATTTATCTAATACAACGTCTCCAATTCTTTGTGTCGGACTGTCGGGAAGTATTACATTTAATTCTGCTTCTAAAGCTTCTAGTGACCGATATTTCGCGTCATACTCTTTGTCTGAGACACTTGGATTACTTAAAGTATAATATTCGTAAGAGTGCTTATTAAGTTCTTTTACAAGTTCTTTCATTTGAATCATTTTATCCATTTACACATTCCTTCTTTCTTATATAAAAATTTAGACTTAATCCCTATGTTTAATAATACATGAATTAAGTCACGATGTCAAATATTTTATTTTTGTCTTTATACCCTCTAAAATCACAATTTTAAGGGAATTTATGGTCTTGAAAAACGGAGCATTTAAGAGTATAAGTGAGTATGAGAGAGGTTAGTTTTTATGTATTATTTAATTAATGAGTTATTTAAATATGTATTATCAATTTCAATCCCTAAAAATTGTCTACCCATATCTTTTGCTACTTTTGCCACCACACAGCTACCCATGAATGGGTCGAGTATCACTTCGTTTTCTTTAGTACAACTTTCTATAATTGGTCTAATTAATTCTTCTGGTTTTTGAGTTGGATGAACTTTATTTTTACCTCTTGGCATCACTACGTCAAATACTGTTTTCTGACCAAATTTTTCAAGTTTTCTATACCCACCCTTTCTAAACATAAGAATAAACTCACATGATTTATAGAAATAAGATGAAGGTACTGCATTTGTTTTATTCATTACTAAAAGTTCACAAAATACAAAACCTGCTTTCTCACATTCATCCCAAATTACTCTCATATTTCTATCATTTGTCATAATAAATATGTAACTACTATTTTTCATAATGGGATATAAAAGAGGTATCCATTCACTAAATTCTGGCGTTTTATAATTAAAGCATTCTCCTGATGTCGTGAATGGATTCTCACCATCATTGTTTCTTAGAAGTGAATTCTTTCTACCTCCAGCCACTAATTTATATGGAGGATCTGTAAAAATCATATCAATACTTTCTGGAAGAATATTTTTCAATCCTTCAATTGCATCTATATTATGTACTTTATTTAATTCTAATATCTTAATTACCTCTTTCTTATTTATTATTTTATTTTTATTTACAAATTAGCATGAAACTTCTCATTTATTTGCTCATATCGACTGGCACAAATCTATATTCCTGTTTATATAAACCCTTTGTAACATCATCCAATTCTTCCACGAACATAGCAAATGGTCTAACATAACACTCATAATCACTATATAAAGCATGGTATACAACCATTAATTCATTTGTTTCTGTATGCTCTGCTAAATCCATAACATAATAATAATTTCCTTTATAATGTCTATAAACTTTATTTGTCTCAAATTCTTCAATGTTTATTATTTATTCATCAATCCCTTTTACATTATAATCACCGTATTCCATATCTTCATCCTTTAAAAGTTTCTCTACAACTGGATACCCTAACTCCTTCAATAACCTAATCCAATCTTCATTTGAGACTCTATGCCCTTCACGTACAAAATCTTCACCTAAATTTACTTGTAATACCTCCCAATCTCCTGATTCACAAGTTATTAATTCAATTAATGGTTTAATCATCTTATATCTCTCCTCCATACTTACCAAACTCCAACTAATAGGTGATGGGCAACTACCCATAAGTTCTTTTAGTTGTTTTTTCTTTTCAGGTGTAAGACCAGACATAAACCCTCCTTTCTAAATAGCTCAAAATCCTGATTTCATAGGAAATATGTATTTCTAAAAGTGGCTTATAGCAATGGTTTCAGGCTATGCTCTCTAATCTAATTTTAGTTAATTCGCAATATTTTTCTTCTAATTCAATTCCTATACTTTTTCTATGTAAATTCCTGGCTGAAACAGATGTACTTCCACTCCCGCAAAAAGGATCTAATATTATATCATTTATATTACTACTAATTTCTATAAACCAATTTAAACACTCAATATTTTTCTCTGTAGGATGAATTAAATCTTCATTTTGATTTGAAACATTTACTGTAGATTTTGGATATGTATTATAATTTGTATCAAACCAAACATTAGGTAATCTTGTTCTGTATTCACTTGCTCCCTTTCTACCATCTGTCTTAGCTAGTTGTGTTTTATTAAACTTTCTTCTGCCTTTGTTAGCATATATTATGTATTCACAATCATTTGCGTATTGAGCTTGTAAATCACCGTTCCCTCCCTTCTGTCCTTTTTGAAGAACTAAAAGGTTTTTTACTTTAAATCCACTTTTCACCAAACACTGATACATTAATGGGTATACGTCATATCTTGTAAAACAATAGAACGCTGAATTATCTTTTAGTGTTTTATAGCATTGATCTGAAAAATTTTGAAACCAATCAAGGTTGTCATCATTTTTTATTTTATCTAATTTATTGCCATTTCTTCCCCAATTACTTTGATATTCTATTCCATACGGAGGGTCAGTTAATATCATATCTACTTGAATACTTTTTTCTATCATATTATTTAAAACTTCACTACAATCACCATGAATAAGTTTCGCATATTCATCTTTATAATATAATTTCAAATATTTTATTCCTCCTAATGATTATTTTTGTCTATTTAAGTATAGAATACATTTTTTATAGCAACTGCAATCTCTTCACAAATTTCTGTGCGTCGCTTTTTAACATAGGTGGCAATCCTACCACCGTAAGACTTCCATAAGGAATTTCGGTTAACCCATTATCTCTTATAAAATAAAATCCTTGCCCAATTAATTTTTCCAAATCTTTTTGTTTTCCTCGTAAAATAATTTTCTTTTGATCTGATTCATACCATTGCCAAAACAAATCCCATCGTTTGTTGTTTTTGCCTATCGCAATCATTGTTGCAACATGACCAACTTGTGCAGCAATCTTGCCACAACTCATGTTTAATTCAGAATTCACAACAAAATATTCTACTAGTTCATCGTCCATTTTTAAACCTCCTTATTCTGATTCTTATAATGATACATAATTATCTTATCCAATGCACATTGATACTCTCTCAACTCATTTTCTACTTGCACAATCTTGTCAGACAGTAAGCAATCAGGCTCTTCACCATGAACAAATGTGTTTAATAATTCACAAAATCCACAATTATCTGATATGTATTTTAGTTTACATGCTTCTTTGATGCATTTCATATTAATCACCCTTTCTTATTTTTCTTAATAATCCTTCTAATCCACTCACAAGGTTTTTCACAAATATTATTTTCAACACAAAAATAACAACATCTTTTATCTTCATATTTCCAACAAATAATTCTGCACTTATTATCTTTTGTCGTTAGATTACATGTGTTTCCCATCATCCTTTCCATCTCCTTATTTATTAAATTTTATTTATGTATTAGATTTAGATATTACTCCACAATAAATTGGCTATCGCATCGATAACAAATCCAATAAGGGATTTCTACTTTTAAATCTCTATTATGAATAATTGATCCACAAAATGGACATTTATTATTAATCCATAAAAAATCTTGTTCTTCAGAATTTAGTTCTTCTATTTTAACTAATTTGCTCATTTTTTATTGCGTCTCCTTTCTATCTTTATTAGTGTATAATTATGACTACATTGGGCATTATAACTTTGTCAACAAAAATGCTCTCGTCTTACATCCAACCTTGCCTTACTTTTGGGTAAGGTCTTTTTATTATATTAAGGAGTGATTGAAATGAGATTTAAAAGAATTGTAATTACAATTTTAGGGATTGTGGTAATAATTACTCCATTTGTAAGTATGTTAATTTATCACTATTTGAGATGAATTTTACCCTTAAATTTAACGTAAACCAAATACTAGGACTATCTGATTTAAAAGTTTAAATAACAACCATACACCCACACCAAACAGCAATAAAGACACAAAACGTGAAATAATTTTATCTAATGTATTAATAATTATATTTAATTTTACATATGGTAATAACTCTTTTGACATATTGTTGATTAGTTGTTTCATATTAATCACTCCTTTCGCATTTTAAATAATTGATCTTTTAAATTATCAATAGTATCAAATAAATCTCTAACCATATCATTAGCTCCACCAATAAGATTAAATAACCCATATTTATTGCATACATCAATTAAACCACAACATGGATTTTTAAGTGTACATTTCATACAATTATTGTTATCTTCCTCATCTATTGGGCCAAGAATTAGAACTTCTAGTTTTATTAATTCTTCATTACTTAATATCATTTATTTGCTCAATCCTTTCTTTGCAATTTCACTCGCCATCTTTCCATTGTACTTTCCACCATGCAATAATTTTAGCATACCCATAACCTCTCTCATTAGTTTTGGAGATTTATCTTGTATCGAAGTCAATCCTTTAATTATACCTCTGATAACATGACCAAGTTCATCTTCACTCATTTTCTTAGGTAAATACTTACTTAAAACTTTAATTTCTGAAACAATATTACAAGTATCTTTATTATTTTTCAAAAGAATTGTTTGAATCTCATTTGCATTCTTAACAAACTTCTCAACGACTTGTAATACTTCTGCATCTGTAGATTCTCTGTTTCCGGCATTCTTTCCTACCATAGAAGCTTCAGAATATAGGGTTGTTAATAATGTTGCGGTATCAGTTTTTCGAGCCTTACGTGCCTCAAGAGAGTCTGATTTAATTTGTTCTAATAACATTTTTATTTTACCTCTTTCTATGATTGATTTGGACAATACCATACTCTCAATTCCAGTGAATTACAAAATGGGTTATCACAGTTTTCACATGGCATCCAATTAGTTTCGCTTTTCAATTGACTCTCAGCAAAACCATAATAAATTTGAAATTTTTCTTCACTACATTCAATCTCTTTATCTTTCATGAATTCTATAATCTCAATAGATAATTGCTTATTTTTTAACTTTTAGAAATCACCTCCTTCCATATAAAATTCCTATTATTTTTATCACCTCAATATATTAAATATCTCAGTACGATTCTCTAAAATAAAATCAATCACATCTTGACATTCCAATTCATGTGGATAATGGTTTTTAACATAATCGCTTAATTCTTTTGCAATGTCTTTGCCATGAACCACTTCATATTCATCTGGACGAATAATTATATTTCCCATATCTTTGACAAAAACAATTGCAGATTTATCTTTAGTATTAAATGTTTCGACATCGAATACTTGACCAATATATTTTTTAATATTTGTGATATTACTATTATAATTAGGATTGTTTTTAGTAATTTTTATTCTCATTATAGTTCTCTCCTTTATTCTGTGACTTCTGGTTTATAATATTCAAACTGATAAATTATTGTATCATTCTCTTCTTCATTTAATTCACTTTCATCTTCCATTCCATCTCTACAATAATAATCTCTATATGGATTTTCGTTACATTCCCACTCGCCAGTCGTTTTCCAATGATCAAATAATTTTTGATGTAAGCTATGATCTAAATCAAAGGAAGAGGTAAAATTTGGGTCACTCATAAAATTAGTAGGAACTATAGCAAAAGTTTTTATGAATTCTATCCAACAATTATCACATATTTCTGATTTACAGTTACCATATTCTCCTAAAGGAGTATTTGAGGATTGAATTCTATCATCATATATTTCAAATGGGAGACCACATTTATTACACACCTTACCTACAGGAATTTGTTTAATTTCTGTTACCTCAACTGGTTTAGTGATAATCATAAGTCCTTCACTCTTCTTTCTAGATATTTATTTTATACTTTAAGAAGACACGTAGTTAATAATAAATACTTGAATCCCAATACTCACAAATTAAACAATCACCTTGTCTGGAAATTCTAAAATTACCTTTGTTTAATTTCTTCTTTTCAATCATTTCTCTTTCTAAGGCTGTAGTTTTCTTAATTCTTTTTTTTTCATTAAAAAATCTTAAACCAATATAGACATTATAGTCATTTTTCACAGGAAAATCTAAAGGACTAATCATCTTGATCCCTTCCCCTCTTCATATTTTTATTTTTGTCTTTATATTTTATTCTATGTAATTATTTTAGTATTGTTACAGTAGCGGTTGTAACTCCAAATATATTTGCCATTTTAGTAGACTTTCTGAAATCACCAATAAACAAATCGATGTGGTTATTTTTTATTAAACCACCTTGATCCAATGCATAATACACATTATTATACTTTGTATATTTAGGATCATTAAAAACAATTTTTACTTTGCTGCCAGTTGGGATAATTTTAGGATCTGTTGAAATTACTCTTGCTGAAGATAATGTATGCCCTTTTAAATCAAATCCAGAACTAGTGATACCATACTGTGAATTATTTCTTGATTTCTGACAAGATTGGTAAGACAAGTCATACGCCGACACTATGACTTCAATTGATGGAATTGGTTTCTTTGTAGTATAATGTTGCGTTTTATGGATTTCATTAATTGGAAAATTTGTTTTAAACTTATATTTCTCTGTTTTAATATTGTTTTCAATAATATTATGATTACCTGCTTGACTAACAACTAAAGTAGTGAAGATACACACAAAGATTCCGAATCTTCGTGCTGTGATTAGTTTAGTTTTCTTCAATTTTAGTTTCCTCTTTCGTATGTATTTTATTTTTGTTTGATTAGTTGAAATATAAGAGAGAAGGGGCTATTGCCCCATATATTCAATTTTTCTTTTAATATAATCATCCATCGTCATTCCTCCTTTTATTATTTCATATTTAAATGGACATTTTTTTATCCCCATCTTATGCTCTTTAATCATTACTTCCATAATATCAATTTTTTCTATATGGAATTGTATACCAAATTTTATTTTAATTCCCTTATCTCGGAGAACATGCAAACATGTGATTGCATCTAATTCGCTAGAGTATGTATAAAATCCATTTATAAGCTGTTCTGAAGAAGAATATATATCTTGCTTAGTGATTTCGTCAAATGTAATAGAATTTATCCCCACATAATTCCCCTTACTGTCCTTAAGCGCATACTCTTCTATTTTCCTCATTACATCTTCTCCTCTTATTTTTATAGTGAAACCAAAACACTTGTTCCTTTCTACACATTGTTTTAGAACTGTAGTTCGTTCTATGTGTACATACATTATCCCACCTTTCATACTTAATATCAACTTTTTCTTTCCCCTTTATTAGTCAGTCTTTCGACAAAATATTACTTTTTAACTAATTTTATTTTTTACCTTATGACAATTTTAAATTTTGGTTAGGGAATCTAACCCCAAATATTACTTTGGGGTTAGACTACTTTTGTAACTGTCATACATTTCCTTTAAAGAGTTGCCATTTCTTTCATCCAATTCTAAATTCCTGTATAGTTGTTTAAAGTGATCCGGCTTCAATTCCCCTAATTCTTTCTCCATTGATAAGCATTTATCTAATAAACCACTTTTAAATATAAGAGTTGGTGTTAAGAACTTTACATTTAAATAACTTCTAAAATTTCTAAATCTTGAACTAATATTTCCTGGAGTCATTCTATCATCATCGCTAAAGAATACGTCCATAGACCTAATAATAAAGGGGGTATCCTTTAGTGGTAAAATAGAAAATGTGTCTGTTGCATCACCATTTGATTTATGATAATATTCTTCCTTAGATGCTGCTATTAGGATATCCATAGTTCTTTGATCCACTTGAACTTTTCTTGGTGAAGGATTTTTAATTAAGTCATCGGGGTCTTTAATAACATTCACTATATTAAATTCTGGAATAAGATCAGTCTTTTTGAGATTTCTTATTTCTTCATAGGAAAATCCCTCTTTAGTTCTGCCTCTTATTCCTTCGTATAGTAATGCTATTAATGCTTTGTCAACGTAGTTGTGGAGTCTGTTGCAGTAGTCATACATTTGATCTCTTGAAATAAATGAATTTTTTTGAGCAACTTTATGGATGTATTTTTTTAAGTCTTCCTTGTTGACTAGTTTCAAAACATTCATTGAAGAATAGTGTTTATCCAAACAGCACCAGTCTAAATATTGCATAATAATTGCATAAGCTACACCCATTGATCTAAGAGATTTCTTTTTCATTCCAATTAATAAGTCTTTAATTTCTTCGTAACTAAAACTACACAAATCTTTATCTAGTTCATACTCAAATCTTCCTACGCTTCTTAAAATAGAAGTGTTTGTTGATCTGGTTGATTCATTTGGATATTTCTCATTTAAGAAGCAATTTTTACGATCTTCATTAAATAATTTATGATCCATTTTATTGAACCTCCCATTGAGCAACAATAGATTTAAAATAGTCAGATATTTTATCCATTGTTTTTTTGTTGACATTGTTTTCAATACCAATTTTCTTCCAAATATCGTTTGTTTTGCTAAAGTCTAAAGTTTTTAATATTTTAGTCAATTGATTTTTCCAATCATCACCATATTTTTGTTTAACTAATTCACCTAAAACAACATATCCAATAAACATATTGTTTGATGAAACATATGAATTCTCTCTCGCTTCAGTTAATTTACTGTTAAAAGATTCATAATTTACACCAATACAAATATTAAAAAGTTTTATTAAAAACTCTTCTACATTTTCTGACTCTGTAATAGGTAAATTTTTTAAATCATATACATAATCAATCGTTTTTGACAAAGTGTCAAACGTAACTAGTTTATTTTCAACTTTTAGCTCTTGTTCATTTAATCCAATGCGGTTAAACATTTCATTTTTCTTTTGCTTTTCATTAATTGATCTTGCAGTTAACATATTAATATTGCTAGAACTTTTATACTGGATGGATTCCGGTGGGATGGGTGCTGCCAAACTTTCTTGTTCAATTATTTCATTCGCTCTTTCTTCTGTAACATGATGAATATAAATACTAGTTACCCTCTGAATGTCCTTACTTTTTTCAATGCATTTTAGCATTCCCCCTGTCCGATTTGCTCCGTCAATTATGTCCACTGACGTAGATATACCATCAGGTTCAATTAATAAGGTTCTTGCTTTACTATCATATTTAAATTTCTGAATGCCTTTTATCTTGCGTATATTCCATGTTATGGCATTGGGGCAAAACGTATTATTTAACATAGAGTTGGCGATTTCAGCAACTTTATCTGGGTCAATATCAATGGATTCAATTATTTTGTTTCCACTTTTCCTTTTCTGGAGTGGTCTTTGGGTGTTTGGGTTATATGTTAATAATCCATTTCCCATATACAAACCAATATTTTGATAAGTTTCTTTTGTACACAACCATTGAGACTCGCTGATTTGGTCAACATTGTGTAACATAATATATTTTACTTTTTCTTCTTCGGTTTTTTGATATGAATCTGCATATGATAATTCAATATCAGTAAACCACTCATTTGGCTTGATTTTTAATTCATGTGTAAATTCATAAAGATGTTTTACAAATAAACATAATTCATTTTCTGTGAGATATACTAATGGAGTTACTTTGGTAAATATACCAGTAGTTCTACCTCGACTAATTCCTTTTTCAATCAACTTAGAAATAACCTTTTCTTGAATCTTAGTATCAACTGAATATTCTTCGACGATTAAATCTAAAACATCTTCAAGTTTTTGACGGTCTTGCTTCATGTTTATTCCTCCTTGGATATTAATTTAATTGATACATGTAATTTGTATCAATATGTATCAATATGTATCAATATGTATCATAATTATATTATATAATAGTATAAACAAAAAAGCAAGATATAATTCACTTAAAGATATATGTTATTTGATTATGTTTGGTCTTGTTTTGTTGTGTTGTTATTGGTTGGATGGATTTTGGTTTAAGGGTATCGTTGTCTTAAGGTTTTTGTTTTGAGTCTAGTAAGGGATAGATATAATTATAACCTATATTAGAAATACTTAGCAACTCTAAAAGTAAACCGAAACAACTTGATATGACAATTATTTTTATATTAAAGAGCAAGAAGATGGTCATTAATACGGCCCATATGGATAAATAATATAATGACCATCGTTTAAATTTATGACGTTCTAATTGTTCTGCAATTGGTTTATTTGGCGTGTCTCTTGGAATATAGCGATAAACTATATATAATGTCATAACAACACAAAAAATAAATAAATACCAAATTCCTAAAAATGGCCAATATTGGAGAGTGTATTTTACTATTAGCGATGTTGTAATGAATTGAATTAAAGATATTACTGTACATTTATTATATGTTTTAAAATGATATCCACCTGCCATTGGTCTTAAAGACATAAAAGTTAAGACTACTACAATGGCAGGTGAAAAGACTCCCAAGATTAATGACAACAATACTAATAATAAAACTTTAAATACCGCACCAACAGGAAACATGAATGCTAGACTATATACGCTTATAAGTTCTTCAGTGGTTTTTATTTTTTTAATATTAAACTTATGAGAGAGTTGTGGAAATACCCCTGCGATCCATCCCCAAGCATATTCAATTTGATCTAATGGTACTTTCTTTACCATTTTATGAGCTAAATTATTTGATATAATTTGAATTAGATTCATTTAAACTCCTTTCAATTTAGGCAAATGCTACTTGCCTCCCTGTATTATAGTTATTTTGATATTGAAATGTTTTTTGTGTTCTCTCTTTGTTAAAAGTTTCTAGAACTTCAATAGCAAACTTTTCAGGAACATCTAAAGGAATATATCCGTCTGCCTTACCAAGTCCAACGGCAACTTTCATCATTAATTCTTTCGAACATTCTGCTACTTTTTCTACTACTCCTGATCCTGAAATTAATCTTCTTTTACTGATTGTGTCTTCTAATTCACAACAAATGATAGAATCACATCTTAAACCATGCTCCTTTCCTATAAAAACATGAGTCGGTAATGGCGGTTTACTGCCTACACGACTAGTTATTGCTAAAACCTTTGTGTTACTACTGAATAAATTACCTTTTGGATTTTGCACCACGAGCACAGGTCGATGTCCTATCACCTCTGAATCAATCCCACTGTCAGAAAAATTACAAAAATATATTCCTCCACGTTCTATTTTTATATTTCTAATTTTTTCTAAATCATTATTTGTATAATTAGAATATCCACAAGCCAAAGTCAAATCCTTAAACGAAACTCGCCCTTGAGAATTATCAGAAATTACCTTTAGAAATGTTATATCTGGGTATGTAGACATTTTAGTCTTAATTACACCCTCCATATAATCCCCGCTAACCTTACAATCTGCTGCAAAATTATCAATTGATCTATTACCTTTTGCAAGTATAACGTAATTTGCAAGTTTCTTAAAATCTTTTTTAGCATTTTCCTCAGTATTAGATTTCCTAGTAATTAATTTGTTAAACATATCAATACACATCCTTTTTATTTTTAGTAAGATATTTCAATATTCGGTATTTAATAATATAATTATATCTTACAATGGATATGTATGTCAATATATATTTTATTTTTTGTCATTACATTATTTTATGATTATAGGGAAGACCGTAGCCTTCCCTATATGTAATATGAACTTATTCGAAACATTTAAGGGTTTCTGGTTGATAACTCCACATTGCGGAAGCTAAACATAAGGAACATACTGTAGCAATTGTGATAAGACATCCTGCAATAATAGTATATTTGTTTTTCATTAGAATTCACCTCCTTTTTCATTAATTTTTACATCATCCATTACTATATCCTGCGTAGCAAGATTTTCGTATGTCTGGTGTATTCTTTTTTCAACTTTTAGGATATAATTAACTATTAATAATATAAATGTTATAGTAATCGTCGGGATAATAAACATCATAACTACTATAATTAATTGTTCAAAAAACGATAAATTTATTAAAATTAAATCTATTCCTATTAGTTTAATTAAGTAAATCATTGTAATCATTATACCTATCAATAAACTAAACATTGATCTTTTTAAGAAACTATTTTTTAGTATTATATCAAATAACTTAATTTTTACATCTTCACTTTTTTTTACTATTAAGTATGTCAATATAGAATATTCTATTACTCTTGCTGGTAATGAACATAAAAAATTCAAAATAAAGTTGGAGTTTATGTATAAGATATTTGTTTTTGTGAGAGATAATATTAACGGGTAGTAGCATTCTAATATTGAAATAATGAAAATTCCTAATATTGTATAAAACAATGCTTTAAAGTATTTAATCTTCTCTTGAAGTAAATTATTATTTTTTATAACAACTAATGTTAATAAATATAATACTAGTATACCAGTTATTTGGGCAATAGATTTTGAAATATTTGTTAATCTTGCAAAACTTATTATAAAAGACATTCCAATTGCTGGTAAAGCGACCCATTTTATATTATCTTTCCACATTCTGATATCTAATAAATCATCTCTACTTATACCTATTAATACTATTGCTACAACGAACAATTCTTCTGGTAAACTTACTAAAAACATGTTTAATAAGGCATTAATTGTACTTTGCATATGTATCTACTCCCTATCTCTTATTATTTATCTTATTATTTATCTTAGGATAATTATACCATATGCAAAGTATATAAGTCAATAAATAATTTTATATTTTGTTTATTATATGTATTTGGTTGGACGCTTTTATGGAATTGTAAGTAATTATAAATACAAACGATCTGAATATTAAATCCCCTGGCGACATACAACACCATCCGAAATCCCACACATCACAAAGCGGTATCATTTTTGTAAATTCATCTCCCATTATATGATAGTCTCCATACGGTAATGCTTTAACAAACATATCATGTTTTGCATATCCAGTTGCCCATGAGTTAGAAAAAAATACTGGCATTTTCCCTGAATTAGCTCTTATTGCAATTGTATTAAGTATACTACCTATCCAAACAAGAGGAATAAAACAAAAATATAACTTCATTTTATTATAAGATATCGCCAATAATAAGAAACAACTTAAATAAACAGTTTTAAATAAATATGTATATTTAACTAAAGAATAATCACCTTGCCAAATTGTCGATTCAAGATAAATGTATAGAAGCACCATAAACATAACAGGGTAAATACTCCATTTTTTAAAAATAGGAAGTATTTTATAGTTATTCCATTTGGCAACTAAAAAAGATAAGAAAACAGTTTCAATCATTCTATATTATTTTCTCCTTTATTATTTATTATTTTATTTATGTATTATTACGGAGGTTCATCATCTTTTTTAATCATATTCTCATAGTCTACCAAATACATCCATCTATAACCTTTTGCAAACTCACGAACTTTATTAGTATCTGATCTTATCCTCTTGGTCAAACAACTACTAATTGCAGAGTTATTCGCAAGACCTAAATCTTTTGTTGCATCTCTCACAGAATTATATTGTTTAACAAATTTATAATCCTTAGATAAACAAATAATTTTTATAGTTCCTGTTTGATGATAATCATCTGGTTTAATTAAGATATTGTTCCAAATTGAATAACTTATAGCACCTTTAGTTGCTCCTACATATTCAGCAACTTCATCAAAATTATAACCATTATCTAATAATCTTTGTGCTTCTTCTACGTCCCAATCTCTTCTTGTATTTTTACTATCATCAATATATTCTGGCATTTCTTTAATATATGGGAAAAACATCTGTATTGCTTCCAAAGGAGAATAATCTCTGTGGTCTAAATCTATGTAATTATATTTATTATCTATTGCAAATTGCTTTTTAAGTTTATCTCGCGCCATATGTATTTCATCATCATGATATTCGCTTTGACATTCTATTAATAGATTTAATCTTGGAACATAAATATCATATTTGCTTACACCATTTTTATCTGTTCTAAATCCTATATCATATTCCCATTTTGTATCATGATCTTCATGCTTAAATACTTGTTTAAGCGTTGTTGCCATTCTAGACTCTACTTTTTCTCTTACACATTCAGGACATCCAAAATTACAATTTTTTGCACTATATATTATTTGTGGATAATCTTCATGTTTACACTCTTTACATTTCCACCAAACTTTTGTACTGCTTCCTGGGGTATATTCATATGGAGATTTATTATTTTTATCAGACCAAATTTCTATTGTTTGAGGATATAAATATCCTAAACTATCATATTTATGTACTTTTACACGCGAATTACAATACCCACACCTCCCTCCACTAATAAATTCTCCGCAAAGAATATCATAACTCCCATGGTAATCTTTTTCTTGGCATTTAATCCAAACTTTTCTATTAGTATATTTAGTGTATTTAAAAGGGTCAATTGTATTTTTATCATAGTCCCAATATAATTCTAACGCAGTAACACCAAACGAATCTATTAAAAATTGTCCAAAACTATCTTTAGGATGTACAGAATTTTGTCCTTTACAATAACTACATCTATTACCTCTTATAAAATCCGAACCACTAATTTGATAACTTCCATGATAGTTTTTCTTTCTACAAAAGATATAAAATTTTTTGTAATTATTATAATTAATTTTCCAAGGATCAATGCCTAATTCATTATTCTTCTCATAATCCCAATATTCTTTAAGAAAATCTTCTCCTAAATTATCTATCCCCCATTCTGCGAATGTATAACACAATCCACAACTACTTTTAGATTTTCTATTTATAATACCAGAAGGACTGACTAACCAATCCTTGCCGCACGTACAAGTATGTAGTATTTTAGTATTAGCACCAATATATTCAACTCCTTCTTTTAACTTTATATTTGTATCATATTTTAAATTATATTCTTCTAATTCTTGTTTATATTGTTCTGTTGTCTTCTTATTAGTTTTCTTAGTCAATATTTAATTTATTTCCTCCTCTTTATTTTTATTATGCATAAACTACACCATTTTTATTTCTTAATTCTACCAATCCAAACTGTATACCGATTCCTCTATCAATTCTTAACATAGTTTCCTCATCGCATTGTCCTATTTTTTCTTCAATCAAATCTCTCGTGACTGGCATGGACTGTTCGCAGAGAGCAATAGAATCCATTTTTAGGCCAGAATTTCTACTGATGGGTATATGAGTAGGTAATTTTGATTTTGTGGTCACAGAAGTTAAAGGACATATATGTAGTACATTGGAATATTGATTACAGGCGTTGTTGCTAATTATCACTACGGGACGCTTAAATTGTTGGATAGATCCATTACTGTTGGGAAGATTTGCAATATAGATATCGCCCCTCTTAATCTCTTTTTGAGCTTGAACATTATTTATTGTTTGTTTCATAATACTAATCACTCCTTTTTATTTTCTTATGATTAGTATTATGACCAATAATTTGTCCAATATACCTATTATTTTATAAAAATTTTATTTATATTGTATAACTATTACTTGCAATCAAAATTACATTCTAATTATTACCACCATAAACTATCCAAACACAAAGCAAACAAACTAACTACATCATCAGCTTTCTCTTTTTGCGCATCTGTCATTTTGTATTCATCGATAGTTAAATAAATCTTTAAACCATCTAACATCCTATCAATACATTCTTGAAATGTAATTGTTTTCCCTTTGAACTCGTATTTATGAAAAGACGTATCAATACTATTTACTTCATTATACATAGATAATCTTTCATATAACCATAATTTAAATGTAAAATCCATCGACCAAGTTTCCTTTTCATCAAAACCATATATTTCTCTTTCTTTCGACCATTTCTCCTGTCTAGGATCATCTTTATTCCAACCTTGATGAGTATTATCCTCTTTTATACCGATGTCTTTAAGATATTTGCCTAACATTTAATTATCATCCTTAAATATTAAATCCTTTAAAAAACTTGTTTGCTAGGATTGTTTAAATAATTTACAATAATCTTCCCATACATTCATTGCAAGTATTTTCTATATATTTAACAATTTCACTATATGTCTCAAAACTTATTTTCTTGTTCTTCTCACAATTCTTACACTTATTAAGCGATCCTAATATAAAATTTACCTGTAATAATACACGTAATTTTATATATTCCCATTCTATCTTCAGTATTTTTATATGGCATGTTTCTCCTTTACTATTTATATTTTATAGTAATTGTAATCTCTTCACATACTTTTTCGCATCTTGTTTAAGCATAGGTGGCAATCCTACCACCGTAAGACTTCCATAAGGAATTTCGGTTAACCCATTATCCCTTATGTAATAAAACCCTGCGTCAATTAACTTCTCCAAATCCTTTTGTTTACCACGCAAAATTATTTTCTTTTGATCTAATTCATACCATTGCCAAAATAATCCCCATCGTTTAAAACTATTTTCTACTGCAATTATTGTTGCAACATGAGCTACTTGGGCAGCAACCTTCCCTGGGCTTAGGTTTAATTCTGAATTCACGATAAAATATTCTACAATTTCAAATTCCTCTGGTTTAATAAAACTCATATTAAATTCCTCTTTACAATTAGGACAATTAAAATAACTACCACTAGAATTTTGTTCGATAGGTATGATGTCTACAATATCATATTTTTTAAATTGTTTTTTAGTTTCTCTATTCCATTCTTCAGATGTTGATAACGCTCCGCAATTTGGGCATATGTATTTTTTCATTTTTTATTTTCCTTTTTACTCCTTTAAATCTGTTCTTTAAGGTTATTCAATAAAAAATTTTAGTTCAGGAAATGTCTCAATTGATAATATTTTACCTGCTAGTCTTACCCATTTATCAACCGCAATAGGATTATTCATATATACTTTATCTGGTAAATGCTCTGCCAATTCTAGAACTGCTTTTGCTAAGTCAATCTTTTCTTGATCCATTATGTTTAGTTACCTCCTATCTATCTGAACACTTTCTATTTCAGATAATCTATAAATAATACAAGTCTTATCATTTTCTAAAGCATTAAAATCAGTTTTACTATTTAACAACCAATCTTCAAAGAATTCTTTAGTTAATTTAGCATCGGGATAATTATGTACTACTCCGCTTTTTAATTGAATTTTTATCGCCATTTAAAATCACTCCTTTTTTTTGATCCATTAAAACTGTTTCATTTATTTGCTTCTCTAAAAGCATTTTTAAGCATCTTAAGTTCCATATTTTGAATTGTTTTTGTACTTGGAAATAATATATTATCAACACAATTGTTAATAAAAACTAAAACCTCTTTGTCTGTCTTATTTAACCATTCTTGATCCTCCATAATTGTAGCAAAATATTCCCTATAATTTTGAATAAATTCTTTCATTATTTTCACCTCCATTTGATTAAAATAACTCTTTTGAGAGAGTTGTATTTTTTTATTAGTCTTTCCCTGCAAATTCCTTATAATATTTCTGTCTCATTTCCTCTGCTAGTACCCCTGCTTTTTCTAAATCGTCAAACTTAAACCTACCAAAACATTTGCTCTTACCTTCAATTTGTAAAACTACAAACCATCTCTCATCTTTCTTATTCCAAAATACATTTCTATGTCCAGAAGTATTGTTTTTATTTTTACCATTTTGTCTATTTTTAAGATTTAATGAATTACTAGTACATCTCAAATTATCTTTACAATTCTTTAATGAATCTCCGTTCTTATGATCAACTTTTATATTCTTGTCATTAACTCGCATAATTAATTTAGTTAAGGCTAAATTTCTAGTCATATATTTTTTAGTTGCAATGTCACAAATAGTTAAAGTTGTAGTTATATAGTATCTTCCTCTATCTAATCTTGCAAACCATGATAAATCTTTTACTAAATCTAATTCTTCAGTATCTATTTCAACATCTATCCTTCCTCCTTTCTTACTATTTACAATCATTATTGTTTTATCACTATTAACTATATATTCATTTCTTGTAGATTTAGGTTTATATGTATTGATGTCATTTACTTTCCTATTTAAATATTCTTCATTAACATCAAATTTCTCAGATAAAATCTTTAAACATTTGTCAGGTACTTTTTCTCTTCTAAACCAATCCCATATAGTACCAGGACTTACTCCAATTTCTTTAGCAAAATTAGTAATATGAATGTCTCTATCTCTAATTAACTCTTCAAATCCAATCAATTATTATATTCTCCTTTTTCAGTATAAAACATCTCTCGAAGTGTAATAATATCTTTCCTTAATACTTCTTTAGTTTGATGCCTTAACCATCCATAAAACTCATTAGCTAGAGGTGTGGCTAAAGAACTAGTATATTTAGTATATCCATTCCTAGAAACGTCCTCTTTAACACTTCTCATATGTTTCCAAAAACCATAATACTGCAATTTTATTTTAGTCATAAATCCAACATTATCTTCTAAAACAAATCCTTCGATATATTGCCCCTTATATTTATAGTCATCTGCGGTTACTTCTTCATACCATTGATAGAATTCTCTCCAATTATCTAATATCTTTGCTTTTACTTTCAAAGGTATATTATATTTATTTGAAAACAACTGTATTTCTTCATATGATTTTTTCTTTGGTTCATTGATATCATTCTCTACAATTTCTAATAATACTAAATGAGGGAAAATATATTTAATCATATGAGGATCATTAGTGGGATCAATTACTTCAAATACTAAAGTTGATTTTTGTTCTTTGAGATATTCCTTTATCTCTGATTGCTGGTCTAGAGTAAGAGTATCATTAAATATATCTCTAAAATATCCTGCAAATTCACTATTAGGATTTGATTTTGAGCTAATTAATAATTCATCTCGACTAGAATCATACCCTACTAAACCTAAGAACCCATTGTATTTTACCCATGCCGTTACAGGGAATTGGAATACATTTTTAAGATTATCTAGTTTGACATTCTCTCTTTGATTGACGTTAAAGAATTTTTCATAGCTACGAGCTACCACTTCTCCAGTTTCAATATTAAAAAATAATCCTCTCGCTTTTATAGTTTGTTCATCCCATATATTTTTATAGAATGCATCTTTTGTAAAATTAAAAGAAGATATGTGACCGAATTTAGATTCTCTGACATATCTATTCGCTCTTAGTTTCTCTATTAATTCCATATTAGAAACTACAATCTCTTCGGATTTAATTGATTCAATTTTCTCTTCAATAGGCTTAAAGATATTATTTTTAACCTCAATAGTATTAAATCCTTTGTCATCTAATGTGACAATCCTTAAGTACCCTCCAAACTCACATTTTCCTTCGAGGCAAAAACATCTTTCATTGATTTGAATTGGAGAATCTGCCACGTTCCTATGACCGTGGATTTGGTAATAATTATTTGGAGTTGAATTAAGAAATCTACCATTGACCATTTCCATTTCTTTATATTCTCCAACTCCTTTGATCAATTGTTCTGTGGCAAGAAATTCAAATCTTTCTGGTATTGTACTGATACCACCATGAGTAACAACTACTACTTTATTATTATATGTATAATATGCCAACTGTCTTAATTTTCTATAGAATATTCTTAATTTCTTCTTATCTATTTGCAATTTATTCAACTCTCTTTTGGTAACTTGCTCAAATTCTTTACTCTTTGTTGGCATGTCGTTAGAATAGTCCCACAAATGACAATTACCAGTAATAATAACCCTACCATCAAGTCTAGTAATCAAAGTTCCTTTAGACATTGTGCAACAATAAGTCAAATTATTATATTCTTCTTCCGTAACCGTTACTGGATGGTTAACACTTCCATAATAAAATATACTCGCAACATATTGATATTTTCCATTAGAAAAACCACTTCCTTCTTTATAATCATATTTACAAATAATTCCGTTTTTTACGCACATTTCTTGAACAATATCTATATTTTGACTGTTAATTGTTCTCCACTCAATATTATTGGCTTTTAAATATCCGTCTGATTTTATTAATGTATCTAAAAATATAGACACTTGTCTTTGATTAAAGTATTTCCATTCGTTAGGTATTAATCTTTCATTATGTATTTTATTGAATATATCTCTAGCATATTCTCCATATATTCTTATGTAATAGGGTTGTACTCTATTTAAGTCACTCATTTTTGCTTTTTGAAAAGTATAAGGTATGTCCATTCTATCCAACAATTGCTTAACACTTTTTATTTTTCTTTCTTTGCTAAATTTAAATTGGATTCTCTTTTTAATAGAATTTGGATTACCTTTTATATTATCCACAATTGTAGAATCCATTATTACCCATGTTAATAATCTAATCCAATCATCTTCTATATTAACTACATTATCATTTGTATACCCCCATAGAGTAAAATCACGTTCTTCTAAATTATGTTTATTCAAAAGATCTTTTGCTTTAACTTTTTCTCCTTTATATATTATATCATGATTAGGCGTAACCTTATGTCTGATATTATGACTATTGAAATTGATTATAGTATTTGATTCTTTTTTAATTGTTTCAATTGGGTTATCAAAACTAATTTCTTTTGATATGAGGTCATATTGTGCCACCACATCTTCTTTTGTAATATTTTCTATAACTTTCCAGCCATCTTTTGTAAGTATTTCAGTTCCTTTTGCTAAACATTCATGGTTCCCTTGTAAAAATATCACATTTAATTTATCCATAACTGAAAACAAGTAATTAAGTAATTCTACATTCTCAATTCCTCGATCAACATAATCACCAACAAATACATATAGTTCATCTTCTTTTAATTCTCCACCTAAATATTCTTGCAAGACGGTATTACATCCATGCAAATCTCCAATATGATGAATCTTTTTATAATTAGAAAAATCTAAAGGTGAATATGTAATTGTGTCCCAAAATTCTTCTGGTTTAATAGCTTTTACTCCACTAGAAATCTTTTGAGACTCAAATCTAGCATACATATTGTCAATTACAAAATCATGCACTACTTTATAATCAGGTTTCCTATTTTGATTTCTTTCTTTACAAACTTCAATAGGAACATCTGTCATATCAACACAAATGATTCTGTATCTATATGTTTCTGCCATACTTTTATATCGATTTAATTCAACTGTTTTAGAATTAGTTGCATCAACAACTACAAATTCTCCACGAATCATTCTTTGTTCTAGAATATCAAATAACAATTCCCAAACTTTTTTATCATTCTTTTGACTAATTCCATACCTTCCGTCAGTAGTCATTATGGGAGACTGTAGTAGTAACCTAATATTGTCTGCACTTAAAGCATATTGTTCTAAATTATTATCTTTAATAAATGTACTCTTGCCACAATTACCAGTAATATTTATATGACCATCTCTTCGTAAAACCAACATACCACTTGGAACAGTAAAACAATACTTATGTCCATCTAGTGTTTTATATTCTTTAATTATTTTATCCTTATATTCTTCTCTCCCTTTTGTAGATATTCCTACCAAATTATAAGAACATTTACTCACACGATAAGTAATGGGTTTGTCTTCTCTTTCATCAATAGATATACCACTTTTATAACCAGTAGATGAAAAAACATATTGAATAAAATCAGCATCTTGTTTATTAGTAGTATAATAAGCAATTGAGTTGTCTTGTTTATTAATCGAACCATCCCATTTTATACATTCATCACTAATTATATCTAAACACTTTCTCGATAGGTTATACCAATTATGAGGAAAATTTTTTATTCTCAATGGTGATTTGAACATAAAATTAATGTACCCTTCAACATTTGTCTCATTGTATATTTTTTCTTCAAAATCAATATTGCATTTATTTAATAAAAATCTTATTCTTTCTATTTTTCTTTGTTTTTTAATTCTTATTCTACATCTATTGGTGTCTCTAGGATAATTGCCATCTGCACAAATAGCAACTGTCAATCTTAATTCAAATTCGTTAAGTTCTGAATTTTCATTACCATATGTATTAAAAGTAGTTATAAATTTTCCTCTGAAGCCATGATTGTTTTTTAAATGTTGTTTATAAACATCTGAAAAAACTTTTTTATTTATATTGCCTTTTGAACTTATATATACTAAATTATGATCCAAAGAAACACATTGACTAACTCCTTGTGTTTGAATTAAATACAAATTGTCTTCTTTATATTTGTGATATTCCAAGGGACTCACCAACTCAGAGCTTCCGTCGTCATTATATTGTAAAACTTTATCTCCTTCAGTATATTCTGATATTCTTTTCCATTCTACTCCATTAAAATATTCCGTGTCACAGTCTACACAAGCTGGAGCACCCCTAAATAATGTTAATATCCTCAATCTTCTTTCCTCCTTTTAATCCCAACGAAATCCACATTTCAATTGCTTTCTAATAGACTTTCAATGGCATATCTAACTCTTTGAAAAGCACTTGCTTCAGCAGAATGAACCATATTCCCTATCATATTATTTTCATCTAAACATTTGAATGCATAACCATAGTACCTATCTTCTTCTTTAGTTACATAATCTAAGAGTTTTTCTAAATTATTATCCATTATTACCTCTCCTCCACTTCATTTATTTCTTGTTGACTCATATACTTCCTTGCCGTAGGGCAAACATATGTAATATTAACTTGTTTAATCTCGCCTTTATATATAAACCAAGTAGAAACAATAAGATTAAATATTGTCGAAAATCCAAATAAGATCAAAGCAAGTTCTGCCTTTGACACAATACCTTCTTGTGGTATTGCTAAATTAAATAAGCATCCAAGCAACATACTTAAAGAAACGCTCCAAATTACACTCACTGGATTTTTACTTAAATTGTAATTAAACCTTTTAAACATGATTCACCTCCTTTCATAACCAGACCAAAACAATATTTTATTTACTCTGACTGTTCCAATCTAAACAAACTTCTTTTCCATTAACCAAAATACCGCCACAATTACAATATAATTTATATTCTGTTTCCGAATAATAATTTTTATATGATTGTGAACAAGTAGCACATGTAATATTATTTTTCTGACACCATGATCTTAAATTAATTATATTCATTTTTAAAACTTCCTTTCTACCAATCAAATATTTGATTCAAACCATTACAATAGTACCACCATAATCACCATAATATGTACAAACACATCCTACAACCTTATATTTAAACATTACTTCTACTTCTTTGTCATCTGTTGGGACAGCAAACATTTTCCCAATTGGCCTGATTGTATGTAATTTTCCATCTAATGTTTGAACATAAATATCTCCAATAATATTTTTATCTTCTGGTAATTTACCAATACCATTATTAAGTTTGATATTCAATCTATGGAATATTTCCACTTCTTTCTTTTCTTCTTTATAAATATTCCAATCGTTAAGTCTTAATATACGATTACTCATATTAAGTAATCCTGGTCTTGGATGAAAATGATCATCCCACATTATGCTTCCGTTAACACATTTTACTTTCCATAATTCATCTCTAACAACACAATGGGCTTTTAAGTTTGGATTTTTTCTCAATTCATTTACCATTTCTAATGTATTCATTTATATAACCCCTTCCATTATCTCTATCACACTTCCTACAAAACAATGAAATCATTTCACTCTCAAAATATTCTCCACAATGACTACAATTTCCACCAAACATTATTTTATGTTTATCTCCATCATATATAATATATAATCCATATTTCTCAGATTCTATTGCAAAATCTAAAATATATTTACCTCCAACTCTACCACAACCTTCACATGGATGAGAAATATGATTTAAACAACCTCTGTGTTTACATGGTTCTCCTTCTCTCATATGTTTAATCCTCCTTTCTTATTCTACTGACTCATAATTTTTAGAATCTACCCAACTCCAGCCTCCAGAATAAATTAAGAATTCGGTTATTTCTTCTGTCCATGAATTATCATATTCTCTTTGCTTTTGTTCATAAACCCTAACTCCATACACTTCATATGTTTCTTCCTGTTTATCTTCGTCATCTCTGTAATACGTATAACTTTTATATTTTATTTTTGGCATTATTATTTTCACTCCATTCTAATAGGTTAAAACGATTATTTTACCTTACCAATCCTCTTCCCAGTTCTCCTACAAACCACATTTCCTTTCCAATAAACTAATTCAGATTCAAAATGAAGTCTTTTGCATTTAGGACAAAACAGATCTCTCACTCCTATCCACAATTAATAAACTCATTAACATAATGATCGACCAAAGTGCCATCCCATTGAATTGTATATACCTTATCTGTGGAATCGAATTCTACATCGCAATCCATACAAAACCACGTTGTGAGTGTCACTTTGTTTGTTTTTTCACTATGGCAAGCCGGACAAATATGTACTTTCTTATCATTTTTTGTGTTCCTCATTTTTGTCTCTGCTTTTGTTTTGTTAGCCATTTATGTATTCCCTCCGTATTTTTATTTTCTACTTATAGTATATATTGTTAAGGTTTAAAAGTCAAAATAATTTTGAAAGATCATTATGATAAATGGGTAACGGCATAGTTATTATCGCAAATATGATTGTAGATATCACTTTAACTTTATTAAATTTAATATGAAACCCATAATTGTTTGAAAATCCATAAAACAGGGCAATCAATACAAAATATAATAATAAGAACATTAATATACCACCTCTTTGTTAAAAAACTGATTAAAATGAGTATTCTATTCATTAATTTCTTCATTTGTTTTATCGTCGATTAATTCATAATCACTCCCTTTCATATACTTATTAACTTTTGCAATAAATACACATGAATCATTATCTGGATGCTCACCTATAATGATATCTTCTTTAATATCATTATACTTTTCTATTGCGTCTAATTCTTTTTCAAATTTATAAATTCTAGGATAATAATCCATATCATGTCCAACAATCCACATAATTGTTTATCACTCCTTCCTCGAAATCAAAGTTTTAAAGTGTTTACAAAAATCTAACCACCCATTCCCCATATTTAAAAATATTTTCTATTCTAGGATCTAATATATTCTTATACATATTATTTTCCCTGTCTGTAGGATAAAATTTACCTTCATATAACAATTGAAAACGTAATTTTATAATTCTATCTGCACATCCATCTCCTCTATCTTTATAAATTTCTAAATTACCATATCCATCTTCAATTAAATTATCAATCTTTTCTTTTAAATCATTGATATTCATTAATTATACCCCCTCCAATACTATCAATTATTAGTTTTATTCGTCTATCGGATTATTTGTTAACTCTTTATTATTATCAAATATTTGTAAAAATTTGTTGCCATCTGTATTAGTATCCACAACAATCATAGTAAAATCTTCTGCCCTATAAACAAACTTAGGTAGATGTCTATAGGTAAAAATCTCATTACTATAATACTTTTCCGTTTGGAAATCATCTTTTGTCTTTGCAAAGTAAACTTCATTTGCGTTTTCATACCAAAAATATTCCCTACTATCATCAAGAGGTATCACTTTCCAATCATCGACATACCCAAAATAATCATAAATTTGTTTTTGAATGGTAAAATAATCATCTAAAAGTTTCATGAGAATTCCTCCTTAAAATAGCATAGACTCCTCGTTTGTTGGGATTGGGAATAAATTATTCCCAATCCTTATCAATAACATCTACAGCCTCTTGAACCGTGTTAAAATATTCTTCTCCTGAAATTGTTTTAGTCATATATTTGAGACTATCGCCTTTAGATGGATTAGTTTCTTTTAAAATCCAAATGTCAATACCTCTATGATTATGAACAGAGACGTATTCACCTTTATCAGTTGTCATAGTTTTCATAATAACACTCCTTTTTTAATATAGTAAGTTCATTATAAACTATTTAAATTAATTTATAAAGTTGTAAATGAAGACATATTGCCAAATGAAACTAGATTTTATTGGAACGCCTTCATTAATTCTTGAATATTTACATGGTATTGATTCACAGTTTCTTCTAATTTTAAACGAATTTTTTCTTCTATTTCAACAATACTACATTCTTCACAAAAACATGCAAAAGAGATATATTTAGTATTATTGTTAATATCCGAAAATATCTTATTCAACTCTTCTTTCTTAAGTCTTTTTGTTCTCATTTCAGATTTAATTTCAAAATAATTTTTAGTTTCTTTAATGAAACTCCCATTCTCCTTTAATGAATCTAATTTCACTATCCGCAAGTATTCCAATTAATTTATAAATTTTCACATTTTATCTCCATTCAAATTGCTTTTTCATTCCATGCATTTAGATACTAACTCAACAGCTATATTTAAACATTGAATGTAATATTTTTCGTTTCTTCTTCATTCATATCGGGAATTATTTGTCCTGTTTCTAAACTCAATCTTGGGACAACCTCACTTTTAAGATCATTTAAGACAGAAATAACATCTTTCTTTTGAAAGTCTTTATTTTTATCATTCCATGTTAATCGCATTATGACTTTACATTTCCCTTCATTATGGATACAAGAAACTTCTTTTACTGTATAATTTGTAATATCATTATTCCTAATAAATTCATTTATTACTTTTTCAAAATAAAGTGTGTCAATTGAATTATAACCATCTACAGACCAACTCTTTACATCTCCAATAAATTCAAATTCTTTTGTATTCATATTAAATATTTTCTCCTTCCGATAAAACCACACTTTTAATGCCTATTAAGGCATATCTTTTTTAATTCTACTACATATTCAATCATTGTATTAATTGCAATTTGTTCACCATCGTATTCATTGCAATCACCTGTATAAGTAACTATAACCCCTATATTATTTAACTGATGATAAAGAATATTCATCTCATCTTCCAATATATTTCCAAGATGCTCCATATCGGTAACAATACTACTTTTATATACATTTAAATCATCTAATTGTGCTTTGCTTATTGTATCAATAATATAACCACCTGTAGAATACAAATATGGATTGACTGTATAATAATTGTCTGACTTCCCATGTACTTTAAATGGATTATCAAAATCAATTTCAATAATATCTTTGCTAACAGTATGCATAATATTCAACTCTGGAATAAAAACTGTCATATAAGTTTTCATAATTTATCAATCCTTTCTAACTAACCTTTAACCACTCAGGAACATTCCCTTTATACTGTAGTATATCCTTCTTCTCACCCACATAATAAGCCCTATATGCCTTTACAACATCTTCATGCCTATACTCTATTGGCATTGCTTGAGCAAACTTCGTTAACCCCTTATCAGGCAAATTAGGAACATCTAAACCTAAAATAACATCTCCTGATTTATGATCTTTGTTACCATATCTTTTTCTATATTCATCATATAAAGCTAGACCCAAATTTCTTAACCATAACCAATTAGATAAACTTTCTCTTGTCCATAAGGAGCATGGGTGGTTTTTGTGCGTGAGTTTATAGGGAGATTTGTGAGATTCATTTGTAAAGTAATAAGTACTACATAAAATTTGTGATGTTTCCAATAGCATTTTTACAACATGCTTATCACAATGATATTCAGCACATTTTTTAATGTCTAAGTCTAGGACAAATATGTTCATTATGTACTTCCTCCTTTTGAATATAAAGCTTAATATAATTATTTTAACATGATATAGATGTTCTTTCAATAATTATATTAAGCTTTATTTACTATTCTAGATTTAAGTCAACATAAATGTCACTTAATACAATTGGTCTTTTCGCTTGAAGCAATAAACTTTTAAATATTTCTTAATCAATAATGTCGCCAGATATATACGATTTTCCATATTCATCAGCATATCTGCATTTGTGGACATAATATTGTTCTAATGTTTCAATTTTGGTAACTACTAAATCAGCAATATCTCTAACTCTTTTAGTTTTAAAGAAATTTATAAACGGAGTTAGTTTATTATATATTGTTAATCGATCCTCTTTTCATTTTAAAATCCATCCAAAGAATAAATTTATACACAATTCTTTTCTATCCAATCTTTAATAACACTTGGTGTTACTGCAAACATATATCCATTATCAAACGATTCCCAAGATACTCCACTTATCTCAGATTTGTCCGTTAAATATTTTTTACCTTGGGGATTCTTTATTATAACAGTACCCTTCACATATCTCCATAACCATATACCATTATCTAAAACTAATTTTCTCATAATTAATCACTCCTCACTATCACCAAGCATTTTAAATTCTTTCTGCAACCCCTCTAGTCCTGCTGAAGTAACCTTATGCATAACAAAACCTTCAAATTCACCTTTCGCTTCAAGCACAGTTTTGTCCATTTGCTCATTAAAACTACTTTGAATAAAAGGAACGTTACTTTCAATTTCTTGTCGCAACATCTTAATGCCACTGAGTATCGCTTCTTTATCTGCTTTTGTTGGTGCTTTTTTCTCACTCAATAACGCTTCAGCTTGCTGAGTAAGCATCCTAAGTGACTTTCCGATCTTTAGCATTTCTTTTTCAAACTCTTTCTCAAATTCCTGCCGTTTATCAAATTGTGGGCAGTCTTCAATCATTCTACCATCTAATCGTCTAAGTGTGACAGGTACTCCATCTCCCACATTCATTGAAGTAATCGCCTCTGTAAATTGTGAATATGACATTTCAACTTCAATATAAGGTTTTGTATTAGCATGAAACCAATCCCTATTTAACATTCGATCAATTTTTGCAGGAGCAATTTTGAGTTTAATTGTGTGACTATGTTGAATAGAACTTCCAAATAAATTCTGGCTAGAACTACATGAACTCCTTGCGAGTCCTAACATTGCAAAACTTTCATGTTCAATAGTTGTACGATCATCCATGATATTTGACCTTCTTTCTTTAAATATTTTTAAACTTAATATTGCTCGGTATATTTAGTGATAATCATGCTTTCTAATTAATGAAGTTCTTTCTTGTTCAAACCGTTCTCTTAACATATATACCACACCTTTCAATTTTTAAATAATTTCCCCCTAAGTTCATTTCCTTGGGGGTCGGAGCGTCTTCATCTGTGATACACCAGATGTTGCCCATAACACTTAACTGTCTTATATTAGTCAGATATAAGATTAGCTCACCTTTCACATCTCAGTACGGGTGATTTGGGCAAATGTAATTTTCTATTTTAAAAAATCTAACACATTCCCAACATCGACAGATAAAATATCTGATATTTTATTCCACTCTACAAATTCCGTGTCAAATTCTTCATCTTCTGTGTAAAATAAACCTTCTGGAACAATACTTGTGATTACGCCTGAATGTTTATATGCACCACTATTAATAAACGTGATATTCGCTCCAATAAAGATTATGAATGATTTGTTTTCTTCAGGAACAGTTATAATTCTACAATCTCTCATAATTACTGTTTTCATCCTAACATTCCTCCTCTAAAATATCTTTCAATTCCTCAATCACACTTTGAATCCTCATAATCGTCACATGTGGTAATACACCATGTTTATCGCTCGATAATTCTAAAAACTCAATGGCCTTTCTGATAAATGCGATATCGCTTTCTCTTACCATTATTATACACTCTCCTCCCAAATAAATCAATAGTTTAGAATATTTTATTTTCCACTTTATTATACTACCACAGAAAAACAAATATTACAACTATTCTTCATCAATTATTCTCATAATTTTATGTCCATATTTTCTACAATGACTAATTGCCTCATCTCTGAAATAAAAAGCATCGATCCAAACATCAGTGTCATACATTTGAAACAGGAAAATGATTATGGGTAATTCAAATCCGAACCTCTGCACACGCTAAAGCGTGGCAGGTTCTTATGTACTCATGAATTTCTTTTATACTCTCATTTATAGGTATTGTACTCATCTATAAACTACAACATATAAATACTAATCATTTTCCATAAGAATTTCACTAACAATTAGTCCATTAACTAAATTGGCGTTAGTATCAAGCCCGATTCTCGACTTGTTTTTAATATCTAATATTTTAAAATATATTCCTTAACATTATTTTCAACTCTGAATTTTTTAATCGCTCTATCTCAATATCATGTAAAACTTTAAAGCTTTGAAATTTCTCAAAACATAAATCCCTATTAATTGTTTCTAAATCATCATTAACATTCATAATAAGAAAACTGCTATATAAGTCTCTCTGTATCTTAAATTCACAAAAATCATTCCATCTTTCGTCTAGTTCCTTTTTTTGTGAATTGGTCATTAATATGATTATATTGACTAGCTTTCACTTTCCAAGTATCAATTTTCTTTAAATTCTTATCAATCCATTTTAATTTATTGTCCAATATAGTCAAAAACATAGCTGGTGCTTTATTTGCTAATGATTTTCCAAATCTTTTTTTCTTGTTAAACTTACCTGTCTTTTTATCGACAGTAGTATTCTTAGCTCTAGCTTGTAACCCCTTGTAGCTCATTGTCTCAACCTTAATATCATTACCCAATGTTAAAATATAATTAGCAAGTCGATTATGAGATTGCTTTCTAATTTCTCTTTGCTTTCGTTGCAATTCTTTTAACTTCATTTGAGTTTTTATATAATGATTGGATTTGATCCATTTGTTTTTATCTTTGGTATTAATTGTACCGTTATCGTTAAACTTATTAGGATTAGTAGAACGTCTGGAACGATCCATTTTTCTTTGTAATACTCTCTTTTGCTTTTCAATATTTTGTACTTCTGGAACTAATTCAAGTAATTTGACTTCACTATTAGAACAATAAGCTACAGTTTGGGTTCCAATGTCTAAACCAACTACACCATCATTATTATAATGTTTAATTTCGCCTGTATCTTTGTTGATCTTTATTGGAGGAATTCCATCTAAAACTAACTGAACATAATAATGATATTTACCTTTAATTATTTCTCGTTTAATACGGCAATATTTTACTCTATTTTGTAAAGACATATGAACATATATATCATTCTTCTTGATGATCACAGGAATTTTTAGTCCTGCAAACAATATATTATTATCTCTAAACCTAATACCTTGTTTATTAGTTTTTCCTTCAATGGAATTTAATTCACCATAAGACTTATATTTAATCTTTTTAGCTTTATGAAATATTAATCCTTGGAAAGCATTAAATGCTCTTGTAGCAATTTTTTGAACAGTCATAGCATCAATATTAAAATATTTTCCCATTGGTTTAATAAAGTCATGAAGTGAATACTCTGTTAATTTATACTTTTTGTTCAAAGTATTAAATATTTTATTTCTATCTTTACCTTTATATTTACAATTCTTTTGGTATTCTTTAGATTCTCTCATATGGTTATATCTTTTATGCAATTCAGTAATGCAAGCATTATAAATTTTTCTACATTTCTCAAAATTCTTATCCAAGACATCATCTTGAAATTTTTCTGTTTTTAGTGGAAGAGTCAAAACAAAATTAGACAGAGTATTCACCACCTTTCATTAATTTATTATATCATGTTTGTATATTAATTACAAAAATTATTTTCCTTGATTTTCAATATATTGTTTAACTGTTTCCAATGATACACTACCAACCGTACTAACAAAACTACTTCCACTCCAGAACTTTCCACCCCATAATTTAGTTTTTCTAATATGAGGAAATTCCTCAAACAATCTGTAAGCATTTTCTTGTTTTAGCATAAGCTAAGGCTTAGCAGTTATGTTTCATTTGTATGAATAATTTCTACTTGCATGATTTACACCTCTTGTATTCTATTATACTCCTATTTATTTAATTTTTCTACTGTTAAAATTTATATATTTAATTTAAAATGCGTGTTTGAATTGATTTATAAATATTTCTCGATATATTCCCTGTCTTGTGTAAAAATAGGAATATTTTCATCAATTACCCACCTGCTTCGCATAATCCCTTCTTTATCATATTGCTCTTTTACAATACAAATTCCACGCTTTTGATAAGTTGGCAAATCATTAAAGTTAATTTCTTTCTCTTGAAATAACATCTCTTGAATTTGATTACATGTTTTATTTTGTAGTTGTTTGTGACTAAAGTTTGCCTGACCAACCATTTGTATAGCATTCCTAGTTGCGTCTTGTTGTCTCCAAATAAAAGCGTTGCATACTTCCTCTTTTGGAATATTATAAACTCTACTATCAAACATTGCAGTTCCGACTCTTGAATAATATCTTTCCCATTGCCTACCTTCCTCGCCACTATTGACTTCAAGATTATTTACTTTTTCTCTAAAACCTTCATTAAAAGCCATAGTTGCCATACTTGCAGAGATAGAAACCATCTTTTGTATGTTTTTATCAAACCATGCTTGAGTAGTAAGAGCATCGTAATCAGTAATTAGTAAAGTTATTTCATCACTTTGAGTATACGCAATTTTACAACCCATAACATTCTTACAAAGATACTGTGCTGTTTCCCACATACTATTCATTAATATCATATCAAATGGTCTTTGGAATCCTTTAGTGAATGTATGAAATGCTTTGCCATCAAGTCTGATTAATGTAGGCATTCTTTTTGTTAGATGTTTTCTCTCAATATTTTCATAACCCTTCATTCTATCTCCAAGATTATCTTTGCTCATTTTTATCTCCTCCATACTTCCATTTACTCATTCGTTCTCTATCTTTCAATATCTAAAAGACTATAAAATATCTATTTCGAAGTGTATTATTTTCTGATTGTTACTCCAATTAAACCTTTAATAATTTCTTCCTTTTCTTTAGTATAAATTCTTTTTAATTCTAATTCATAATTAATTGTATTAGTCTCAAGAAAATCAATAAATTTTCTATCAAATTCCATTCCGTCTTTAACTTCAATTGTAATATTGACATTATATTTTTCTATTTGATTGTTTTTAGTTTCATCAAATTTCTCTAAACAACTTTCTAACCAGGCGTTTCCCCACGAACCACTTTTCTCATCAATTTTAAGTTTGTAACACAATGGATAACTACTACTAAGTTGTTCAATAATTCCAATCTTTCCTATGTTGTCATGATTCATTGCGTCTATTATTTTAACTTTATCTCCTACTTTAAATTTATGCATTGATAACACTTCCTTTGCTATTTTTATAACATAAAACTCTACTTTCGTATGCTTTCCCATTTACCAATAGGACAATCTGGAAAATCCCCTTGATGACTAATCGCCCAATTTAAGTCACTGAAAATCATCTTATTATTTTGTAATTTACAATGATAATCTATTGAATCAATTGTTCCTGTTTCATAAACTATCGTATAAGAGTGTAAACAATTATAGCATAACTGTGGCTCTAAATAATGTTCACATATAATTTCTTTTGGTATGAATTTATTTTGTTTATTACAAAAAGAATAAAACTCCCATATACCATTTTGTTTATCATACTCATCTTTAAAATATCTGCATTCTTTATCAGAACAAGTTTCTTCCAACTTATTTTACCTCCAATTCCATCGAAACTTTTGATTTATCCCCTAACCTAATCTCATAATTAACTCAAATATATTTTTACACTTTTTACATTTAATCCTTATCATTTCACTTGTTTTCAATGGGTCATTATTTAGATTTTCATAAGTTTGGACTGTATCACAATCCGCACAAATCCATTCTAATTTTATCATTCTTTTCACTCCTTATTGCATATTAAATAAAATATTTATCAATTTATCCCTAGCATTCCCATACTTAACCATACGATCATAATCTTTCCCAGTTGGATTCTTGATTCTAGACATATTCATATTGTCCTCTAAATCTGCTAACTTAACATTAATAGCTAATTCATCCTGACTTATGCGATCAATATAATCATCATAACTCTCGTTTTTACGTCTAGTCAAAGTTAAAATATGATTAACTAATTCATAATCCAATCCTTGATTTAACAAATCTTGGTCTGTTAATTTTGTGTCCTCAATAATATCATGCAGCACAGCAATAATTCTTTGTTTCTCATCTTTAAGTTTCATCATAACTCTTAATGGATGCAAAATGTAAGGTTCGCCACCTTTATCCAATTGCCCTTCATGTGCTAAAGATGCTATTGAAATTGCTTGTTCTAAAGTCATCATTATATTTAATCCACCTCTCCAATCATAATATTTTCCATTAATTCTACCACTTCATCCTCAGAATATCTATCAAAAAGATAATACATTTCTCTATCTAAACTATCTAATATATTCTTGTTATTTTTCGCTTTAATGATACCTGCTTTGATTAAATTGTTGAGTGCCACCATCGCATATGCTTGTGCTTCAGAATTTGTCATTTGAATATCCTCCTTTTATTAATTTTAAACTAAATCAAAATCTCCTTTTATGCTATAAATTAAAATAATCCCCAAATAAATCTACCCTAATATGGTTGTAATTTCTTCAATGCTTTTTTCGGTACAATACAATTAGTAAATTCACCTTCACCGTATTCGCTTAATTTGATACCAAATCCTTCAAGTAAGATTTTATCATCTTTATTACACGCTATCCATCCTTTTAACATAAATTCAATAAACATTAATATAATAATTTTCAAGGAAATCATCAATTAGCATTTTCCAATGGTTATTATAACCATGTTTATTATATAATTTATCCTCGATATTTACTTCCCACAAATTTACTTTTGCACAGTTTGATACCCAGTCTGATTTTTCGATAAATTTGGTCAAATATCTTCTACCAAAGACATCAAGTTTTGTTTTATCTTGTATATTTCCTAGATACTCTTTCATGCAAAACTTTTTTAATTCTATAGGGATGTATATCTCAATAAATTCTGTGTCAATATCTTTTAACTCTCTGCAATAAAAATTTTCTTTCCGATCAAATATTTTAGCTTTATTAATATCATTTGTAAATATTAGAACATTTTCATCTCTTAATAATATTTTATTAATGTTCTCATTTATGTAACCATTTATTGTATGACAATAATACATTTTACTCCTCCTTAAAACACATAAAAAGCAAGATTTGCTGGTATTATTTTAAATCAATATTTCTTACTCCTAAAATTTCCATTGCATCTTGTATTTCAAAATCTTTCAAAAACCCTCTTTTAAAATCTACATCTTCAATCATAGATTCCTCTGATTCATACCAACTATAACCAAAATCAGTCATTCCTTCATTGTTTTCATAGGAATAAGTTATTAGAAAATTATTATCCACATAATTCACTCCTTATACTCTCATATTCCATTTATCAATAGCATCATTTTCTGTTGCTCCATTATTCCCGTCTACCCATGCACCTTCAGCACCACAAGACTGACATTCTATCCACATAGAACCCCAACCACCTTCTTCTCTAAATTCACCTTCGCCTCCACAAAATGGACATGGTTTAATTTCTTTCACTTATACCATTCCTTTCTAAAATACTAGGAAAATATAATTTTATCCTACTTTTCAATCTCTAATAAGTGGTATTCCATATTTCTCTTTCCAATATTCTACTTGATTTAACGCCTCTGGTTTAGAATACACGTAAACTGCATCGCCAATCTGATTACCTTCTTCATCTTTTATTCTAACTACCCACGATCTTTCTGAACGAAAGTGCCACATATCAATACTAAATGGTTTTGCATTATGATATTCTATTTCTGTGTCAACACTGTCTAGAAATTTCATGTGGTACTCATCTCCTTTAAATTAATAACACTCTGTCCAATGTTCTCCGGTTTCCTCTCCCCATTGTGAACGATGGTCAAGTAAATCGCCCTGCATATTATAATCACTATCGCATTTATCACAAGTGTTTGTAAAACTACTTAGAACAACTTCTTCTCCACATGAACATTTACCAATAGCTGGTTCAGTATAACTCCACTTGTCTTTCTGTATTCCTTCGGCAATTACATCATATTCACCATTAATACATTTTTGGTAATTCTCTTTATTTGCATCTGTTAATAATACATTGCCTTTTTCATCACAGTCAAAGTTAAATCCACTACCAGGAGTATCACTCCACTCAAATGATAAATAATACCGAACATTAGTTTTTCTTTCACGCTGTTTAATGATTTTCATATGTATTACCTCCTAGATTTTCTTCTTGACAATAGTATATACCCTATCACAATTGAATGCAATAGGGTATAAATAATTATTTTATGTTTATTATGTATTCGAAAATAGTGCCTTGAATATTTCTTCTAAGACATTAACCACAATACTATTTCCAGCCATCTTATATATTTGACTATTTGAAATACCGCTATCTTTTAATATGTAATAATCTTCATCATCAAAACCCATAAGCCGGAGGCACTCCAAAGGAGTTAGTTTTCTAATTCTATATGTATTTTCTAAATATAATCCAGTATTACTACCCAAACCTCCTCCATTAGTTTTCTGACAACATGCAATTCCTTCACTATCATAAACTCTATATCCTTCTTTATAATTTCTACTTAAATTATTTTTATCTTCTATCCATTTTTCTGTTGTATCAATACCTCCAACAAATTTTAATTCATTGTTTTCGAGTATCTTTGGTTGCCTGTTCCCTCCTGTCATTGTATTAAGCGTAGGACTTAACCCATCTGGGTCATACACCCTTCTTATTTGCTCGTTTCCTTTTATATCTAACATTCCAACTTGCATAATCCCTGTTCTGGCGGCGTGATTGTCCAATCCTTTACCATAATTAGCATCAATACAACTACAAATATCATCTTCTTTTATTTTTACTGTTCCATGATTTATTTGCATTGCTACTTGTGGTGGTTCTTTATACATAGAAGAAGTTAAAGTGCAACATAATCCATCATCTCTTATTTGAGTATCTTGCATTTTTGTATTTACACAAACCATATCCCACTGATGTCTATCTAATGACCCTCTTCCTCCAGACCGTACAGTATTAGAAAATTCTTTTTCTTTTAATTGTTCAACTAATTTTTCAGTCTTATCTTGATTTATATAATATTTTTCATCTACATCAGGTTCGAGTAAATCCCTTAATCTTAAACCGTTATCAAATTCTTTTGGAAAATTGAATTTTTGTATTACATCCTTACGTATACTAATAATAAAAATTCTTTCTCTATTTTGTGGTATTCCATGATTTTTTGCATTCAATATTTGTTTATAATTTACATATCCAGCTTCTTCAAGACTGTTTAACATTTCTTTGAATTCATTTTTAAATTTCTTTTGGGTTAAACCTTTAACATTTTCCATTATACAATATTTTGGTTTCTTCTCTTTAATAATTCTCAACGCATCGAAAAACAATATTCCTCTTTTATCTTCAAATCCTAGCTGCTTTCCGGCATTACTGAATGCTTGGCATGGGGGCGAGTAACATATCATATCACAATCTGGCAATGACCTTTCATCAAGTGTAGTGATATCTGTTACTTGATAGTTTGAATTATGTATTACATTATAACTTTTTATTGTTTTTTTATCTTTTTCTATTGCAGATACAACTTCATAGTTTACATTTAATCTATCTAATGCTTTGGAATATGCTCCTATTCCAGCAAACAATTCTATAACTTTTAACTTTTCCAATGTATTTTAATCCCTCTTTCTTATATTATTATATTTATACAATAAAGTATGAATATTATCGGAAATTTATTTTATGTATTAACCATTTCCAGCAAACTCACCATACAATTCTTGTCTCATCCTTTTAGCATATGCTCCGGCTTCTTCTAACTGGTTTTTCTTAAACCTCTTTAAACAAGTATTTTTGCCATCTACCATAAGTTGAACAGACCACCCACTTCCATTCCAAGAGACGTTGCGATGACCAGATTTATTATTAGAATTTTTACCACTTCTATGTGTATCATTTGGTCCAATAACCGTAATTCTTAAATTTTCTTTTCTATTATCTAAGGTATCGTGATTCCAATGATCTACTGTAATATTAGGATCTGTTACATTCATAATAAATCTTGCCAAATAAATAGTTTTATGTGTTTTCTCGCCATCTGTTTCTTCATATAAAGTGTACGCAGAATAATATGTTTTTGTACATGGTTTATAATGAGTATTCCACATGTAATTAACTTCTTTTAATCTTTCAATTTCGTCTGCGTCTACTATTATTTCATGTATATCTCCATTTCTTTTTTCAAAATAAAGTGTTGCCACTTCTCCTTCAATTTTGTAACTATTGAATCCTTTATTATTCTTCTTTATACATCCTACACGACCCCTTGCCTCCTAGTAATTCTTTTGCTGTAGTTATGTAATTTTTATTTCCACATTTACATTCGCATCTATAATATTCTGCTGTTTTATGTTTCTTACTATAATCTCTTTCAATAACTGTTAATCTACAAAATTCCCTACCAATTAAATTTTCTATAATTAATCAATCTCCTTTATTATATTTCATTTTTGATTATGTATTATCACTTGACCTAAAAATAACTACCATACTAGGAAATGGTGCTGAATTTTTAGCATCACCAAACTTTAATCTTCCTTTGATAAATCTTATTTCAGCTTTACCATATATGTATTCATGAAAATATTTTGTATCTGTTCTAGCAGGTAACAAGCAAACTACCACAGTCTCTATTGGTGTGTGTGTGTGTGTGTGTGTGTGTGTGTGTGTGTGTGTGTGTGTGTGTGTGAGGGGGTGTGTGTGAGTGGCGAGTT